TCCGCTCCCACCCCGGTATCTGTATTGTTTACTCGGCTTTTGGGATAGGTCCCGTTTAGCAACCAACAGTGTTTCGTTCCTTCCACTTAATACATAAGGCCCATTCTTTTCCTTTTTGAGCATCTCAAATAAAAGCTGGAAATCTGATTTATTAGCCTGTGGGTAATACATATACCGATTAAATTCGAAGTCTTTCGGTAATTTAGCAATATCATCCTGACCTGTTGATTCAAAATAACCAGCTGACTTAGCAGGTTTAACTCCAATCATCCCAGTACCGTTAGGATCAGCCATTTGCTTTTTCCTTGGGTTTACTTTAAAATCCATATCCCCAAAAGGGTTACTTCCTGTAAGGTGAAGAGTTAATCCATACTTCTTGCAAAAGTCAGATAGGATCTTCATTACATTAAATTCTCTATCTTCTCCCTCTACTTCCGCACTGTGAATCTCCTGACTAGTGTTATCCTTTAAAGCTGAAGCCTTATCAGTACATGATAAAGTCAAGGTTACTTTCTCATCGTAAGTTGTTCCTACATCTCTAATATACACAGACATAGCTCTACTTTGGGGACCCTGTATGTAACCCCAAAGGACCTTGAGGTTAGCTCCTTTTTGAAATTCGGGTCTATCTGCTATTGTTGCATCGGCTGTCTCAATGACAATAGTGGCCTCATCATCTTCCTCTTCCGCGTATTTATAGGTTAGACTAGTTACGGTATAGTCAGACCTAATGGGTCTAAAGGTATCTTTGTCCTCAGTAGCTCCAGCCTTAAAATAGAATACCCTGATGAAGGGTGCTCCGTATCCGTTTTGCAATATTGACATTAGCTAAGAGTAGAGATTTGTAGTTTTAATTTAACAAGGTCAGGTATTAAGATGGTTGTTCCTACTGGTAGTTCGAAACAATTCTCTAACCCATTGATATCCATGATAGTCCAGTACAAATGGTTATCTCCGAAGTATTTAGTAGCGATTGACCAGATGGTATCAAATTCAGTTACCAAGTGATAGGTATCATCTTCGGTTCCTTTATACTTTAACTTCCTTCTGTTCAGAGTACTTAGACTGTCCCCGTAATTTATTACCCTTGAGTTTGGAGTTCCAAAGGGATTATCAGACCTTAATAGAATGGGTCTTAATTCCTCTGGTGCAGCTCCTCCTGTTTCATTTTTAGCATCCGATCCCACCCGTGTGAATTGGTTTACATTGGTATCAATACACTGATATAGGGTGGTAGCTAATGAATCTTCACTATATCCACCATATCCATCTACTGCCCTTACCGTGAAAGTGCCTGGACCGTATACTATAATTGTCCTTGTTGTTTCTCCTGTTGACCAGAGGTTACCCCCGGGGTATGATGAAGTTAATTCAACAAATCCCCCAACCGGTACACAGTTATTTGATCGTGTGATTATTGGTGCATCGGGACCTTGTGGATACTGTATTCGAAGGATATTACTCGGTACATAAGGGGGACTACAACTTCCTGGATTCTGTATAAAGGCCTGTACAGTATCCCCGTTATTTAGGTTATATATTAACTCCCAGTTATTTATTCCTACATCTAACCCGTTTACTTCCCAACGATAGTTAGCCGCAGGATCTATATTGTTTCCGCTTGTTCTAAAGGTAACCGTAGCGCCATTTTGGATAGGCGTAGTGTTACCAGTTATAACTGCAGTTGGAATAACTTGACTTGTATATACTACGTTTACTAGATTAGACGTTAGGCCATTTGCAACTACCGAATAAATACCAGCAGAATTAATAGTGATTGAATTTGTTGTTTCCCCAGTTGACCAAAGATTTCCAAATGGCTCTGAAGAGTAAAGGATCAATGGGATATTAGGACAGATATCTAACTGCCCCGCAACTCCACTTGGTGTTATTATGGGAGGTGTTGGGAAGGCTGAGGTAGTGAATAACTGAGAACTTGAGAAAGAACTGGTACTTCCACTACAATCTGTTTGTAACTGGAATTCGTAATCAGTATTAGAGATTAATCCCGAAAGGGTAATGAATAATGCTGTAGTGCTTCCTGTTACCCAAGATCCTGCACCCACTTCTCTGTATCTGTAGTTATAGGCTACTGCTGTGTTTGCTAAGTCCCAAGAGAACTGAGCTGATGTATTACCCAGTGCAGCCAGGGCTAAATTAGAAGGTAGAGCACAGGTAGCTGAGAGGGTGGTGAAGTTAAATGAGGCGGAGAAAGAAGAGGGGGTTGGTGAACACCCTGTTTGTACTTGGAATTCATGAGCTGTTGCAGCAGTTAATCCCGTTAAGGCTAATGAGTTAGTTACTGTACTTGCAGTAGTCCATGATCCTGCTCCTACTTCCCGATACCTTATGTTATAGGCATTTACTGAGTTAGCTGTCCAACCTAAAGTTACTGTAGTAGTAGCCAATGAACTTACTCCCAACCCAATGGGTAATGGGCAAACAGCTGCACTTTGAGTAGTGAACAGGGATGACAGAGTCCAAGTTGAGAATACCCCTGATCCACAATCTGATTGTACTTGAAACTCATAATTACTTCCTGCTGTAAGGCCGGTTAGTATTTTGTTGAGTACTGTTGAGGTTGTAGTTAACCATGTCGGTGATCCTACAATACGGTATCGGATATTGTATAGAGTAGCATTAGTACCTATTGTCCAATTAACTTGGGCTGAGGTTGTACTGATTGCCGATGTGGATAATGATCCGGGTATACCACAAGTTGCAGGTACATTATGTATATAATCCAATTCTCGCATTAAACTCTGCTCGAATAGGATCATACCAGGCATAGTTATATTAGCCTGAACTGCTCCATAAGTATCTGATTGAAAGCTGTTAGGAGTACCTATACCCCCCGGAACTGTGAAGCAGAATGCTCTCCACCAATCAAAGATTGATTTCTTAGCACCCACTACTACTCCTGCTGAGTTCTTACCTTCAAAGGCATAACCCGCAAAATTTACTGCAGGATTTGGAGTTGTACCATATCCGTTGTTATTGGTATGTTCGCAAGAACAGATTGGTAATGCAGTGTATGGGCCGAAGTTATCAGAGATATCCCTGATCTTCTGTTTTATGTAAGTGTATTCAGCCCACAGTCTGTAATCATGGAAGAATAGCCTTGGTATCCTTTGGGCCATTGCTACCAACTCAGCAGCTGTTGCATGTCCCAGATAAATATCTATCCCTACGTTAATGGGAGTAAGGGCAGCAATAGCATAATCTAGGTTTGAGATTAGGTTATTAAAAGCTGTTGTCCTTGCAGCACTTCCCACTGAGTATTGCCAAAACTCATCCTCAAAGGCAAACATTCGGAATTGCTTGTTTACAGGCTGACCGGCATTGAAGTTAACTACTGCATCTACGGTATTAGCTGATCCCGAGTGTACAGCTGCTACCTTCATGTTAACAGCTGAGAACTTAGCAATAAGAGTGGAGATAAGGGTTTTACCTGTATTAGTATAAGCCGCGTTAACCCTCCAGTAATTTAGATCGTATAAAAGAGCATAGGTTACATGTTCGTCTACACACCATTGAACTAGGCTATTCTCTTTAGCGGAATTGCCTAGTATCACATGGTAAGGATTTAAAGCACTACCTTCGTAGAGCTTATCTATATATACCCCAAATTCTTGGGGGACTAAAGGAGCTGTCGGCATGGGTTATTTGTTGTGAGATCTTATCTCTTCCCTTGTTCTGTTGTGTTTAGATACTCTAACTAAGGATATTTTCTGAGTTGCTAATGTTGGCATTAACCTACGGGCTCCATGAAATAGGCTTACTTCGTAGGGGGCTGCTTTGATTAACCAAGTTGCCTCTTCTAAAAAAGCCCCCAATCCCCCACCGCCATCTTCTGCGGATTCATCGGGAGAAGTCCAGAATATGCCTATTAATTTAGGTTTACCCGTATAGGCATCGTTTTTAGCCATTGCCTCTACCCATTTACATTTCTTAATTACATCCTGTCTATTTTCCTCTTGGGCATAATAACTCAATTCAAAATCCAATGTGTCTTCCGCTCCAGTATAATGTTGGAAGGGGTTGTTACGACCCGGTGAAGACATGGATACTATTTTTATGCCAGGATCAAAACTCATTACCGATGGTAAGTTTTGGATTTCCATACTATTAGTTGGGTTACCTAAGTCTACTAAGTAGCATGACCTCCTGTATTTAAACTTCTTAGCGGGCTGTATATAGTCGAATGGCCCCAATTCTTGACCCACCCAAGTTTGTCTAACTGGATCCCACTGAGCTGCTTTTCCTGCGTTTAGGGCTAATACCTGTACTTCGTCTAAGGGCATCTTATTGTAGTTTAAAACCTAAAGTTTGATTTAAAGCCTTTTGTTGTTCTCGGTTAATTCGTTTAGTATCAATTACCCTACCGTCTGGAGTTACGAAGTTAACTACTACATCCCCACCTTTTTGGCCTGTGATACTATCTATTAACTGATCTATCTTCATCATGGTTTTACCAGAAGGATCTGTGAAATAAGGGCTCCTTGTTTCTGCTACTGGCCTTGTAGCTGGAGTTACTGATCCTGTAGCATGTCGGGTAGCTAGTTGAGCTAATTGCCCATAGTTTCCGGGTAAGAAAGCAGTAAGATGATTTACCACTCCCCTTATCCAATTGTATACTGAAACGAACATGTTTCCTATACTATCCAATACCCCTTTAAACTTATCCGATATGTTATATAGTACTGTTAATGCTACTGTGATTACTGCTATTGCTCTACCCCATGGTGAGATTAATCCGATTATCCTTGCTATTCCCGCTCCCATACCCACGCTAAAGAAGTTGGCTAATGATTTTCCCCAAGTGGCAATGAATTTCCATTTACCTGCAGATAGGCTCATCATAGCCCCATTCTTAGCAAAGAAGGTAAATACGCCCGATAGGTTTAGTTTTAAAGCCTGGAAGATATTTGCTATCCCTTTAAATAATCCACCGCCTTGTGCAAATAGAGTAAAGCCTCCAGACATACGAATGAGGGCTAAACTTGCCATCATTGCCATTATACCAGCAGCCAATGTTCCCAATACTATTACTATTACTCCGGCACCTATTACTATCTTACCTAAAGTAGTATGGGAGAAGGCAGCTAATACCTTAGCCACTTTGGTTAATACCCTTAGAAGAGGAATAAGCCCTGTTTGAATTACTTCTGTCATTGATACTTTGAGTTCAAACATAGCCTTGTTCCATAAGAACATCTGTTGCTGTGGCTGACTCATCCTATCGAATACTAATTTATCCAATTCTCCCCCAGTGGTTTTTCCGATCTGATCAGTGATTTCCTGCATTGTTTTTGCGGGTAATCCCTCCATAGTCTTACCATCCAAGAAATCCATTAACAAGGATACTTTAGCTCCCCGTACTCCAAAGATTGTTTCTAAGGCCTGGTTCCTTGGGATAGTACCCATACCCTTTAACCTATCTCTTAGCATTGTTAATAACTCTACTCTTTCCTTAAGATTACCGTTTGCATCTTGGAAATTAGCTGAGGTAAGTCCCATTGATGCTAATGCTGCTGCCTGTTTCGGAGATTGCTGTGCACTTACAGCATCGGCCATGAAACGATAGGAGTTAGCTATTGATGTACCTGCTATTGATCCTTTTAAACCAGCCTGGGCTAATGCTGATATCTCTCCCACCGCATCAACCATGTCCACATTAAACATCTTCAATAGGGGACCCGCATATTTCAGGGACTCTACTATTTGAGGTGCACTTACTGTGGTTAAGTTGGCTGCTTTGGCAAGTTGGGCTGCTACTAGTTTGGAATCAGAAATATTCTTACCAAACATGGCCATTACGTTCAGGAGCATGTTTGTTGAACCCCCTTCTCCACCAATGGCAATATCGGCTACGGTTGCAAATCCCATTGTTGCTTGGGTCATCGCATCCATATCCTCCTTAGTCTTAATACCTGCTTTACTTAACTCTAAGAAGGTTTCAGCTATCTGAGTAGCGGCAAATGGGAATCTATAAGATAAATCCAAAGCTCTCTGCTGCATATCATTCATCTCAGCAGTAGTTAATCCGGCAATGGCTTTAGTCTTATAGAGTACGGTTTGGAATTCATTTACTTCATCCATTGCCTTCCTCATCCCGTACATCATTGATAATCCGCCCAAAGCTGTTGCTGTGGACATATTAGCGATTGTCTGAGTTTGTCCCCTTACCTTTCTTTGGATATCATTGGATAACTTATGAAAGTTGGAATTTACTTTGGCTGCGGTTGCACTAAAGTTATCCCGTAGGAATAACGATACTCCGATACCTAGTACACTGTTTACAGTTCCGAACATTCTAATTGTTTATTTTATCGTATTCCTCTTTAAGGTGTTTGTTTACAGCATCAGCTGCGGCTTTTAATTTTAATTTACGGCCTGAAGGTAAGTAATACCATTCAGTGAAGGTCAAGCCTTTAGCTCCTGACCTGCAGACATAGAAGTAATCGGCTTCTATATCTCCGTTGGAAAGAAAAAATCGGTTACTCCCAAAAGATTTACCTGATCCACGTTATGGCATTTCGGGCAGGGAATGCTACAAATTGCGTCCCATGGTTCATCATAGGTTTTTACAATTTTCCTTAATTCCAACATGTCCCGTGAAGTGAAGGGTTTAAAGTTTTGTACTGTTGTCCAGTTATCCCCTTCTAACTTTGCTTCTAACTTACGACTAAGCAGTTCATAGTTCTTATTTAGGTCTTCTTGGGCTACTTCTAGAAATATAGATTCACCTTCGCCGTCTAAATACTTAAGTCGTATCTGCTTACCACTAGATAAAGTCTTTTCGATAGGGTTTACAATGGGTTGTACTGGGTAAGCGGGCATTAAAGTGGCATAGTAGCCGGGTTCTCCTAGCGAAGGTCTTGGGTTCTTGAAATCCCAGAAGAATTGATTAAGGTCTTCCTCATAAGGGTGATCATCCAGAGAAGAGAAGCCGCAAGTTTTTCTGGAGCAAGTGTGTCCGAATTTAACGATCGGCCCAAGAGAGAAGATACGAGAAGCAAATAGGATTGCACTTCTATCCCGAATAGGGATTTGAGATGCTTCCTTTTCTGTCATCCTATGTTTGGTTCCACTTACTGCAGTTACTACAGCAGCTATCCACTTATTGAAGTTAGACCCATCTTTGGCTCCACCTGCATTAGATAATATGGCATCATCATCCCCGTTTGTTTCTCGGAGAGTATAGGCTATACCTGAAGGACCAACAAAGGTCTGTTCTGATGGCCTAATGTAATTTTGTACTGGGTTTTCGTCTTTTGACATTGTGATTAATTTAAGCTAAATAGTTCCACAAACAAAAAAGAGCATGGATGATAACCATGCTCTTTTGTAGTACCCTGAGGAAGGGATTATTAAGATGAAGGGGATATTAGAAGTGATCTGGTTCGTCTACCTGAAGTTCGATGTCTTCCATTGTATTATCTGATCCGGTTCTCTTGAAGCTAACTCCGTTGATCTTACTTGGCCATGATCCGTAGAACACCCAAGAGTTGATAACTGTTACACCATCATTTAAGAACTGTTCCACAACTACGGTTCTTTTGTAGTTACTAGGAAGATCTCCTCCGCCAGTGAATACGTTTTGTACTTGCAGCATCCAGTTCCAGATCCAGTTATCAGGGCCTGTGGCACTTGATATCTTTTTGATCTTTAGGGTTCCGAATTTAGCTCTACCGCCGGTTTTGATATCATGGTTAGTATCACCGTGCTCAGTTACATCGATATCGAAATCAGGGATATCTACTTCTTGGGCAAGGAAGGGGTTTAATCCCGCTACCGCAATGGAGAAGTTAAAGGTTTTTCTAGGATTTGGTATTTGTGCCATTATTGGTTAGGGGCTTAAGCTTGAACTACGTTGAAGTTAACAGATAGAGGAGTTACTACGATATCTACCGTAATCTCATTTAATGAAGGAATGATTTTCTCGAATAACCTTGCTTTGTACTTACCATTACCAAGATCGGTTAAGTTATTAACCGTTACATCTGATAATTTAGAAGCAAATTGATCTCCCTGCCAGCTGTATGAGAATAATGCTCTTTCTCTTACTAACATATCCAGGAATGGTTCTACTCCTCGGTAGATTGCCTTGAATGTTTGGATATCTCCGGGTTCTTCTAGGAATGCTCGTAAAGCAGGTCCCAGTGATTTTTGCTGGTAGATAATTAACCTTACTGCATTGTTCCAAGACATGGCATCATTTGTAAGCTGACCCGAGAAGTTACCGCTTAGGTAGATTCGGCCATCCATTTGAACCACCATGTTTATTTGGTGTTGGGCTAATAATTCCAAATCATCCTGTAGAGCAGGTGTTCCGAAGTTATTAACTACTCCCAAGCAATTAGGGATAAATCCACGGTTGATACCCGCAAATGAGAACCATTCGTGAGCGGTACGATCAGAGTATGCACAGATACCTAGTACATCTCCCAATTCAGAGATTGACTTACTTACCCCAGTTGTCTGATCCAACACTTTAACTCCGCCTCCGAAGAAGGCAGTGTATTTAGAATCAATGGCAGTAGTGTCACGGTCAGTGATATAACCGGTAGCTGAAGTGTTAGTATTAGCTAAATGGGCAAAGTATTGAAGATCTGTACGAGCAGCTGCATAAGCAGACCCACCTACGTGAATATCATTATCTGACATTTCAGGTGCACAGATTTGCATAGCATCAGCATAAGGGTTGAAGGCATAGAATCCTGTACCACCCGCAGAATCTCCCACGTAATCTACTGCAACTACTGTACCTCCATCTGATCCTGAAGCATAGGTCTTCACTACGTTAGCAGGTCTTAATAACAATGCGGTAGCAATACCGGATAGGTCATTATAGGTTACATCTACTAACTGTGATCCTTTGATTACAGCATCAAGGTAATGAGAGTTTGCAATAGTTGGACCGGCAGCAGCTACTAAAGGAGCCTTAAGGTTTTGATATGTTTCAGTAAGGCTTGAATCATTGATATGATAAATCCTTAAGTTGAAATACAGTGAATTCCCATTTGATGCAGCCTCAATAGCTGCTCTGATGTTATTATAATCAGCTCCGGCATATTTTAGGGTTAGTGAAAATAGTGCGGTTGGAGTGGAATTGGAGAAAGCAGTTGTTGTTGCTTTAACAGCGGTTGTTGTTGCTGAGTCAGATACATCAGTATAATGAACTACTCGGTTAACCCGTAACTGAGCCCCTCTTTCTAATGCTCGTTTACATAAGAGTGGGAAATCTGAGCTAGGGATTAAACCCCCAAACAGTTTCTCGAATTGATCCCAAGAAGTGATTATATCCTTTGGATCAGAGCTTGGCCCTCTCAAAGTAATACCTTCTACAAAACTAATCCCTTTTAATAGGGCAGCTATTGAGAAGGTGAGGTTGGTGATATTAAAGTTTACTCTTGCTGTTCCTGGCATGGCTCAATGTTCTTGGTGTTATAAGTTATTCTATATGATTTAGTATTGAGTTAATCGATTACGATTTGAGCATCGGGATCAATTTGATCCTCTTCTCCAGTCCTTACATCTACTGTAATCTCTGTAATAGGATAAACAGCTGGTCCAACTGCACTAGCTGTGTCCCAAATATCTTGTACAGTATACATATAACCTGCTTCTCTGTAACCCTCCTCAGTAAAGGAAGTTTCGCTAAAACCCACTTGCCTTACGAAAATCTTCTCGATATTATTTACATCATCGTACCAATCTATATAACCCCTTGATGGAAGGGCTAAGGCTAATATCTGATGCAATATCCTTCCCTCAGCCGCTGATTGGTATACTAATGATATTTTATAGGTAAGGTCTTTAGTTTCAGGGGGAGTGGTAGTGGGTAAATAAGAAGTGATAGCAGGCCCAGTTAGAACAGGTACATGATGGGGATTGGGGGTTCCGCCAAGAGCACCAGTTAACCGTTGTTCTTCTAAGATCACTATACGGGGAATCTTTACTCCATATTTCTTTTGACTTGATCCCACCCCGAATACCTCTACTGCAAATCCCTTAACTGTTTTAATTGCGGCTAGGGCAGCCTCAAAAGTAGTTTCGGTAGTCACAACCAGAGCATCGGGTGTATAACCCTTATCCACTAATTCCAACCGTAGGGCATGGTATAGAGATCTTTCTACTCTTTCAAGAGTGTTGATTAGGACTGTCATACTGGTGCGTTATATTTCCTTAACTCGGCTAATGATACACTTGGCCAACCATCGGCTTTAAGTTGTCTACGGATTTCTTTTACAAAGAATTTATCGATTCCTATTTTGTTTAGTTCCTTAGCAGAAGGTCCCCAAAGAGGTCTTACAGGTAATTTAATACCTTTACCGAAGAGATTAGTAATTTGGGGCTTACCTTCATGAAATAGAGCAACCTTATACAATGGGATCCTGCCCCCTTTAATAGTTGAGTAATACCTATCCTTTCTTATACCAATACTATAAGAATCTCCTCTTTTCTCTATTCGGATGGCATCGAAGTATTTCCACCTTTCAACGAGAACCATTTCCTTATTTGCCCTTTTTCTACGGGCATAGGCCTCTGATAGGGGTTTCCAACGAAGGTCCTGATTTACTAAGTGATCTCTTAAAATATCCTGCAATTTAGTAGCAGTGGCCTTTTGTCCAGCCATTACCGCTCTATGAAGGGAGGGTTGTAATTTCTTTGTTAACTCCGCTACTTTATCCCATTCTCCTATTTTCTTTATTCCGAATATCATGGTATGTCTGGGGTACCTGTAAGTAGCTCTTCTCGTTTAACAATGATCATCATCCAGGTTTGTTCATCTCCGGCTTGTGAAGTAGGAGTATCTCCTAGAGCTTTGTGAACTCTACCATCAAATACAAATCTGTCGGCAGCTGGATTGAAGTTGAAGTTATTGTTTGCATTAATATAGCCAAGTTCTCTAAGGTAATCATAGTTCATCAGGATAGCGATATTCTCTTTATCCTGTTCTCCCATGTCCATAGTACGAGTTACTGGCCAAGTTCTAAAGGCATTGTATTGAAGGATTACTTCAAGGGTTATATTTGTAAAGGTTTCTCCCGCATTATCTTCGCCATTTGGGTCTACCCCGCCAAGTGATTTTCTCCACACTATCTCTTTTTTCCCAAAAGTTTCTTGGGCATCTCGCATGATAGCTTTATAGATATCCCAGTTAGCTGGGCCTATTAAATCTGTTATTGGCATTTCGGTTTATTCCAGATACGTAAGGGTACTACGGGACGGGATACACTTGATACTCCATTCTCGGATACTGCTCCGATAGGGCAGAAGGGATGTTGAATCCCCAATCTTGAAGCCAGGGCACAAATTATACCTAAGCTTGTTTTATCGAAAATACTTCCACTCTTAAATGTTTCGGTTAGGAAGTTGGTTGTTGTTTCGGCACTGTTATACCATTCTGCTTCAGAAGGCCCAGTTACAATTTTCTTTAACTCTCTTTGTGCATTTGAGGTAGTACTGGAGCTCGAACTGGATAGTGCTAGTATTAAATTGTTTACTTGATCAGTGATTAGCCGGTAAGAAACTAATTCTGCTACTAGAACGTTCGCTAAATAAGGCCATTTTGACTCAATGAAGATATCAGTATCAGATATTGGGGGATTTAGCAGCGGTTGCAGGAATAGCTGTTCTATCTTAATGTAGTTATCCTTTTGGTTAATATCGATAGTTATTCCTGCTGGGATCCTTCCCGCAACCATTTCACTAATACTGAGAAGTGCTACAGCATCGGCAACGGTTATGGCTAAGGTCTTTGTACTACTGCCATCTACATTGGTTACAGTAAGGGATACTGTATACTCTCCGGGTAGTGAATAAGAATGGGAAGGGTTCTGAATAACAGACACATTATTAGGTCCGCTATTAGGATCACCAAAATCCCAAGCCCAAGTGGTTGGGCTATTCACAGAACTATCGGTAAAGGATACCGATAGAGCTGTTGGAGAATAACTAAAGTTAGATACTGGGATCATTATTCAGTAGGATATTTTTCCATTAATGTTGTATGCAATTGATCAACCTCTTCATCGCTCATAGCTTTGAATTCATTCTTTGTTGGCTTTTCAGCATCCGGGATATTTGGATTATCTTTAATCTCCTGGATCATATCCTTACGAGTTAAAAGATCCTCTTCCAAATCCTCATCCTTTACTTCCGCTTCCTTTTTCTGTTTTGCTCTTGCAATCTTATCAGCTTTTGTAAGGCTGTTATTCAGAGTAACATTCTCACCATGTTGAGCTAACATCTTCTCAGCTTCAGCCTCAGTGATTGGGACAATGTGACCTTTAGCATGGGCTTCATCTACTCTCTTTGAAGCGGGTTTAGTTAAGAGCCCCGGTACATTCTTTGTTACCTTTAAGCCTGTTTTTACATCATAAAAAATAGATGCGTTTTTTCCGAGTTTGTAATGTTGATTTGACATGTTGGGGGTTTATTATAAATAGCAACAAAAAAGGGAGCTGAATAACCTGTGTTACTAGCTCCCTTTTAGATGTTATGGTTTCTTAATTAGTCAATTACTACGTTTTCCAGGTCATCAACTTCCATGTAAGAAGGGAAGCCGTTAGTGGCAACATCCAGGGATTGATCTAGGATGATTCGAGAATCACGGTAGATAATACCGAACCCTGTAGTAAGGGTAGCATAAGTAGCTTCTGTCTGATTTGATACGATCTTTTCAGATTCCACCATCAAAGGCTGGGCATTATATTTAATCAGGGCAGAGTTTGAATCTACGATGATTTGTTGATCTGTTGGTACTGCCCCGTGGACGAAGTAGTTCGTACTTGTCGGTAGAGGAGTCTTCAGGTCAAGTTTTGCAGCTGTTGTTCCTGATTCTCTCTTTTTGAATTCATCCAAATCCAGAGTCTCAAGGGCAGCATCTTCTCCACCTAAAATAGTATCTGCCTTACGACCGATACGTGACATCCTGATCCATACTTTAAGTAGGTCACGGTAACTTGTGGCACCCACTGTTGCAACTCCTAATACCGGAGCAGATTCTGAACCATCAGCTTGTTCCCCGTTGATCAGGGTAGTGATAGCTAATGTATCCATACCTTGAGCCAACTTAATACCCATATCCTGAAGGAATAGAGCAACCAAGTTTAAAGCAACGTATTGTTTAACCTCGTAAGAGATCTTAATACCTTTGCCCATCTTGCTCAGCTTAAGGGATTTACTTCCGTAGGAAATAGTTCCAACTGAGATAGTTTCAGCTTCTCCCAGTAATTTCGGAGTAGCATCACTCATATTGATCCAAGGCTGGTTGACCGTAGGATTCGGTACTGATTGCTCTACAGCAACCAGATTAGGCCAAATGGCATTTCTTCGTAATCCCAGACGCATAGCATCTCGGATGATCTCCGGCATCAAGAAGCGAATCGAAACATCCGGTAGGGTGTTTAAATTCTGAATTGTATCAATGCTTGGGTCCAAGCCAAGTTCCTGATAAAAGGACTCCATCGTGATTCCGTATTTTTTACTAACGAAATCAGAAAGGGAGATATCCACCGGATTATCCTTATCCGATCTCATGGCATCCATTGTACGGACCATCGTTTCGATATCCGTTTTGATCTTGGACTTTCCGTATTGTTCTTTATTCATGGCTTATGAAATAGATTGTTTTTTTTGTAGGTTTTAATGTAGGGAGGTCTTAGTGACGAACCAATACTCTGATTTCATCAAGAGCTGTTGTTGCAGCATCCAATGACCAACCCGCCTGATTGGCAGCAGTTACAGATGTATCATCATAGCTCAGTTTTGCAGTGGTACCGTTGTAGGTATCATAGAGAACTGGACCGGCATTCATTGCTGTTTTAGCTTCTCCAGCGATAACGCAATGTCCGAAAGTTGCTACTGTTACCTTCTCACCAGCAGCTCTGTCTTGCAAAGCAATACCGATACATGTAGTTTCGTAGGTAGAAGGAGTAACGATCTGAACTTCGCCGTTTGTATGGAGTTCCACCGGCATACCTTTTTTAATTGTAACCCCCGTCTTAACCACGAATTCGAGGTGAACGTTATGAGAGTTTACTTCCAGTAAGAAGGTTGAAACTGTTGGGGTACCTAAAGTACTTGGCATGGCTTATGAATTAAGTTATGGTTTTTGGATTGATTAATGTAAAGAGGTATTGAGAAATGTTATTTCTTATCCCCGATTCCGTGCATTCCTGCAATAGAAGGCTTTTTGTTGAACTCAGCCATCACTTCCGCATTTGTCTTTGGTTTCTCCAAAGAAGCTCCGTTACCCTGATTCTCAGGTTTCTTTTCGTTTGGATCTTCAATGATTGCCGTATTACGGGTAACGTTTGTACTGCTACAATCATTACATTTGCCCGGATATTGTTTATCCATCAGAGTTTGATACTGAGTTTGAAGGCTGCTAAGGATAGCATCATCCGCAGTAAGGATTGAAGACAGCATTGTGGCATCAATCTTATCCTTGAACAGTATGTTATACATACGTGTTACGTCTGTGCGTTTAGCAGATAAAGCTGTTTCGGCTGCAGTTTTGAATACTGTCAGGGAAGTAACTTCGGTTTTCTTAGCCTCCAGTTCTGTAGAAAGAGTTGTTTTCTCTCCCTCTAAGGTTGTTACTTTCAATTTCTCAGCGGCAAGGTCTGATTCTGCTTTTAGCAAATCCCCAAATTTCTTTCCGTTAAGTTCGGCTAATTTGGTTTGAGCTTCAGCTTCTGTTAAAGCAGTAATGCCGAAGAAAGCGGCAAGGCTAATTAAGATTTTTTCCATTGTAGGATCTGTTAAGGTTTCTTTTGATTTGTCGTGAGTTTGTTCTTCCTCGGATAATGAGGTAGTATCCGTCTTATAACTAAAAAAGTAGTGTTGTGTTCCTGTCTTGGCAGATAGTTGTTCTGCGGCCTTAATATAAACCGGATTGTTTATTTCACCATCTCTTATCAGTTGGGCAAATGGGTCAGCACCATGGGCTACTAATGATGTTTCATGGTAGGCATGTATTTCTGATACTATCCTTCTTATTAACTCTCCATCTGATCCGAATGAACCTATCTTAGACATAAATTCACTACGTTCTAATTTAGGATGAGATTGTTCCCATTCAAAGGAAACAGTAACAGAATTGGAGTGAATAGAAGGGGGGTCCATTAATATACCCCGAGCAATCTGAGGATGAGATTTACCATCTATTAATAGTTCCCCGTTAATACCCGCAGGTACTATAAGGCCATTTGAAGCAGTATAAGACTCTTCCCAAGATACTTTGGCAACAGAGCCCAATTCATTACCCACTAAAGCCTCATGGTTACCATAAAGACTCTGTCCCAATAGTTTAGGCATTGAAGCCTTAAGTACTTTGTTTTTGGCAAAGTCTATAGGATTATGTTTCCGATGTACTATCGTTTCCGATAACAACCGGAATACGGGACGGATGAATTGATCAGCTGTTGGCTTAAGGTCTTCAGCAGTAACTCCCGGATAGTAAGTCTGGAAGTTCGGTGTAGCTGAATCGAATAGGCCAAAGCTTTCAACCGATTTTTTCTCTAATTGTTGCTTTGCCCCTACCTTCTTAAGATCAAGAGATTCTGGACAATGGGCAATAATCAGGGACTGACCCGAGTTAAGGGTTATTTTATCAAAGGGCATGTTGGGAAATTTTGGGTATTAGTTTAAGCCATATTTAGTTAGCAAGTTCTTTATACTCTCTATACTAAATATACGGTTAGAAACGAGAGTTACTAATACAGCGAATACAATGAATTGAATCCAATCCATCTGTGCTAGGATAGTTACAAATCCCAGGGCGTTAAGAGTGAGCAATACTATACCCGGGAATGCCCAAGATACTAGGAAAGAGATAACTACTGCTGCTTTACCTTTTATCTTGTTATTTGTCATTGTTTTAAAAGCCCCAGTGATTACTACGCATAGAGGGGCAAGGATAAACAGAGCCATCATGAACTCGTAGAAGAAGGCATTGAATAGATTTGTCATGGTTTTATTTGGTTATTTGGTTTATACTTCCGAAATACCCATAAGAATTGTTGGGAGCAACTCCCATTTTCTTAAGGGTCAAAGCCACTGGGATATGGTGGCCGTGAACATCTACCAGTGTGAATTCTGTTTCTAATGATCTTTTCTCCACTACGCAATTCTCCCATTCCCGAGTTACTGCATCTCTTTCTGAGGAGAGAATGGTATTAAACCACCCGTTACCCAAGAGTTCATCAGTATTCCTACCGGTTAATCTACACAACTTGGTATTGACAGATGTGATTTCTCCATCTTCATTAGTCTCAAATAAACATACATTAGATTCCGATAATAAGGCCGAAAACCTTGCATCTGTACGGGATTGGTTTGAGATAATGATGTTTAGTTTATCAGTTGTGTTATGTCCTCCATTGGGCTTAAACTCACTGATAATTGTATTCATCTTCTCGTTTCCCTGTCTTATAAGTTCTCCGAGTTTATTAACTTCATTTTTTAAACCGGTTACGCCTGACATATCTTCTAGTATTTGTATAGCCCATTTCCTAATGAACTTGTAGAATTTCCTTATTGCAAAGAAAGCTCCGACAGATGCAGCTATACCGCCTATCAGATCGTACAGGCCCAAACCCGCAAATTGTACTAAAATCATTTCCATACATTTAGTTTAGTTTTCTAGGTGTGGGCCTATTTTTATCTCTTACTTTTTTATCCGATTTATCTTTTTGAGCTTGTCTTTTAGCATCCATCTCAGCTTGGGTCGTAGCCGAGTCCATGATAAATCTTGGTTCTTTTTGATCAGCTTTTTCTTTACCCATCGCTTGAGCATATTCATCAAGGTTGGTTATACCGTCATAATATAAGTGGCGAAGGTTACGGACTTTAATCTCCATCGCCTGTTGATATTTAAGCTCATCTAGTACAGTAGATTGTAAGAATTTAACCCGTAACGACTTAAAAGTAAAACCAGCTAATCTTAGGTCAAGTGTATAACCGAATTCAAGGTTTCTTCGTACTAGGTTCTGTATATTTTTTAATTGGGCTAGGATCTTGGTAAAGATTACAGTTATCTGTGTTTCTGATGTACCGTATGCTCTACCCATTAATGAGGCATCTTGTTTTAAACCTGACATTACCTGAAGCTCATTGTTCTCGAAGAGAGAGGTAGCACCGGCAACATCTTTGGTTGGGCTAAAGAATTCAAAGTCAGTGTCTTCTTTATATCCTGCAACTATACCATCCCGCATACCCGCTTTAACTCGGGTTAATACTGTCTGTAAGTCCTTATCTAACCGGTTTACATAGTCATTGGTGTTAGCCGATTCTCCGGTTAACATGTCGGGTTTCTCCATTAATACTGTAAGAAATCCCACTAAACCAATCTGTTCGATGATGAAGTCGATGTTTTCCTGCATTACTTCCTGTCTCTTTAGGGGATCTAAAGAAGGCAGGTAAGGAGGAATACCATAAGGTAACTCAGTATCACCATTCAGGGCATAATATTTATATGTCTCTGGGTTAAGCTTTATTAATTCGTTTTCTGGAAAAGCCTTACCTATGGGTAAATTCTTAGGCCTTTGATAGGGAACATAACGTTGGGTTTTACGTTCTATTGCAAATTGGATAGTTTCTGGGTTTACAAATACAAATCTGTCAACTCCTTTTAAATCCATCCCCGGTACCCACTCGCCAGAAAGAGCTCCACCGATCATTACTTGGGAGATCATCTTGTTTACCAAGCCATCCATCCCGGCAGTAGATTCTGACCATTCAGCTTTTTTAATTTCTAGGTATTGGCGAATCTTATTAGCCTCAGCTTCTGAAACAGATTCATCAAATTCAACCTCATGTCCCGGATTTCCTAACTGTACTAAGTTATCCAAAGCCTGAGATACATCAGGGTTGGTATAAGCAAGCTTACGAATATGTGGGATAAGAGTGTTGTTGAAAAGGGGGTCTACTAATTCAGGAGCACCCTTCATAAACGAGAACTGATTCTTGTTATCAGGTATACTTACTCTTCCCTTTGGTAAGGCAGTCGGTTTAGGAGACTCACTAGTTACCTTTTTATCTCCCCAAGATATAATCTGTCTTCCGAATAGTGTGATTTCTTTCATTATCTTGGTAAAGTTCTTGGGCCTTTATATTTTCCTTTTCTTATTTGATTAGTAATAGCTTTACCCATGATAGCATCATCGGTGTATGTTTCGTCTGCTAATGCTTCCTCTTCCATATTAGCATTCTTATTACCTTTACCCATAGCAACTGGGCGGTTTGTACTGTCGTAAATGAAGGTATAAGCTTCCTGGCAAAAAGCGGGGTCACGGATTATAATACCTTTTTCCCGTATATCTTCCTCCAACTGATCGATGATTACCGGTCTGTTTTTCTTAGTTGTATACCAACCAGGGATCTTTTCTTCTTTAGGTCTTCTATCCCCTTTCTCCTTTAGGATCTTGGTTGCATAGTATAATCTTGGATATCGATGCTCTTCAATTTTGGAGGCAACAGCTAAACCAATATCGTTTGACTCGGGTGCTAATACAGCAGTGTTATATTCTTTGCCATATCGCATTAATAAATCAGCTAAACGATTGGTTGGGATACGTCCTTTAAATGAGGCATATTCCTCCCCGTATCTATCCATTATAGAAAAGGTGGAATAATCTTGTGATCGGCCTGTGGCAACGTCACTACCAATAAAGAAATCCTTGTCTTTTTCCGGCTTCCTATAGATTCGTAATAATCCATTTTCTTTTACTACTACGTCCTCAAGGTCTAATATCTCTTCCTCAATTGCTCTAATATCAGCCATGGCAAAAACAGTCTGACCGGATGAAAGGAAGGAGCCATCGATCTCCTGAGCTGTTCTTCGTGCACCCAGTGAAGCTTTCATTTCATCATACCACTTCTGATCCCGCTCGGGGTGCATCTTCCAGTGAAGCCGTATTGGGTTAAATGGGTTACCTCCAGTTGTGGCATCTACCCAAGTTTTATGGAACCAGTTACCAACACCGTAAGGAGTTGAGTTAACGATTGAAGCTCCTCCTGTTGATAGAGTTGGAAAGGCTGCCGCCCAGATTTGATTAGCCCAACGAATGATGGCTGCTTCGTCAATTACCAGAAGTGAGAGACCTTCTGATCGACCGGCATCTTCGGTTGTGGGAATTGAAGAGATGATAGAACCGTTAGAGAATTCCATCTCGGTTGCAGTCCCGATTTCACTACCCCTACCGTTAACCACCTGTACCTTGAGATGTTCGGGAAGATTTCGGTACATATATTTAATCTTCCGTAATACTTTCTTAGCAACCCTATCCTTAATTGAAAGGATAACGATTGACTTTGTGTCATGATACATTGCCAACCATAGGCAATACATGGCAATTAATTCTGTTACTCCAGCCTGTCTGAACTTCAGGACTATATTAAACCTTTCGGTTAGGAAAAACCAAAGAACGGATTTCTGAAAGGGATAGAGGTCAAATCTTGTTTTCCCTCTCTTTGGGTGAATAACATGTATGAAAGTAGAGAAAAAGAATACATCATTCCTTACCCGGTTTAATTCCTTAAACTCGGTATCGGTTAAATTTTTAGTAATTAGGTTTATTTTACCCTTGCTCATATCGGAATATCTTATACACAGAAAGAGGGAAAGGGGAAAAAAAGATATATATATAATATATATCTATTCCCCGTTCCATCCTTTGTTATGCAACCCTATAAACTTAATCCTTTAAGCATGTCGAGAAGAGGTGGATAAGGGAATATATCGTTCTTATCCTTTCTCACTGTGCTATGGGACCAAATTCCTGGAAGGTCGTTGGTTATCACATTCTCATCATATTCATAAAAATCTTCTCTAACCTTAGGAATGACCATTTTGAATTCAGAGATAATGTGCTCAATCGTAAATCTCAAAGAGGCAATTTGGGCCTCAGTGTAAACATGGAAGTTTTTGATTCCCCTCCACTCTTCATCGGCAACGTATACATCCCCTGATTCCACTTCCTTAGCCGATAGTTTAGAAGGAAATAAGGGATAGAAGAAGAACTTGTGTTCAACATCGTGCAGTTTACCACATGATACTAATTCTATTCCAACGGAGTTCTTTTCAATACTATCATCATCTCCTTTAATTCCAAGGTGATACGCCCAGCATTTAGGATCAAAGGCTTCATAGATTGTTCCATCACGATCAATTACGTAAGCCGTACCCACGTGATCTGGGGTTTGGTTCCACCAAGTGATAGCCCCTTTAGCAGTATTCCCAGCCGTATGGTGAAGAAATATACTCGTCTTCTTTTGGGCAACTGGGTAATGCTGGTTATTAGGGAGACGCAAGCTACGGTTTATTTGTAACTGTGGCCTCACTACCGCCACTTCCGGTGGCTGTGGCTGAGACGGTTGGATTGGAGGAATGGGAGAGCTTGATGAGCTGCTCGGTTTTTTCTCCGCTTGATTTCGTGGACCCATAGAAGAATGATATTACTGATGAAATTAATGTACCTAGCATAAAACCAAGAATAGTATCCACTACCCTTAAGTTTTCAGCGGGAATCTTACAGAATGTAACTACAAATATGTAGGTTAAACTCGTGATAATGATAAATGAGGTTAGGTAATAAATATAGCGTTTAGCAAATTTATCTTCCTGACCCAAAGCAGCTGTTTGCATGGTTCGTGCACTTGCAACATCCGCTAAGAAGGACTTCGTTTCATCAAGTTGGGCTGCAGTTATTGATTCTGCAGCCCTATTGATTTCTTTTCGAAGTTCGAGTTCCGCTGCAGCCCGTTGGCCTGCGTCCGGTATCTTATCAAGGATGCCTTTTACGAACCCCCCTGATAAAACATCGAGTACCTTGTCGAAAAACGCCATGGTTATTCTGGTTTTCGGTATCTACCGTCCCCAGAAATTGCGGCTCGAGGAGTTTCCATTATACCCTCGGGTTCCCAAGTTGGATAGTTACTGGCGGCTAGCTTCGATTGCGAGGTAAAGGCAGTAGTTTTCACATAACAACATTTCGTATTGGTTATAGCAGTAGTAGGAATACAGACTGTGGCTCGTGTCCAATAGAGTACCTTATTATCTAAACCGAAGAACACCATCGCTGGGTTATTAGAAGTTTGAGTAATCCCACCATAATAGGCTGAGGTATCAGAGACTGAACTCTGCATGGCTACAGTGATGGTGTAAGACTCAGCTCCGGCAACCGGAGTTACTTTAACGATCGTATGACCGTCCAGGGAAATTGTATCAACCGTCAGGGTCACTGCCGTTTGATTACAGAAGTTAGTAAATTGGCTTTTGGCGGGCGGGGCCGTCACCAAAAACATCATAGCCATTAGGCTCAGCATAATGAATTTCTTCATAGTTTTTGTTTGTTAAGGGGTTAATAATTGTTTCTTAATAGCTCTTTCCAGCTTTGTTTTAAACCATAAAGCAATCTCGTAAGGAAAACACTTAGTGGCAGTGATGTTAGATTTAGTGATCCAAAAGTTAGCCCTATCCTCTTCGTACAGTAGTTTGAAAGAATCCGGTAAACCTTGGATTCTAGCACGCTGTCGGGGGGTTAAAACTTCCCCATTTGGGGCAAATTCCCGATTTCCTTTCCTTACTGTTAGGGGTGGGGAGTTCTTTAGATTCCGATACACTCCTGGAGCATATTTCATACGCTCTTTGTTGGCTGGAAACCTGCGTTGGGACTTTGGAAACGACAACCAAGCTTCCTTAATTTCTCCCAAAGTCATCTTTTTCCCGCCAAAGATTGCAATATTAGTATCTTTATGCAATCTAACGTGACATAAGGCAGAATCTGGGCTGCCAAGGGCAGAATCTAGTTCTTTAAATACTTTAAGTCTTATGTTTTCTTGCTTTGGTAACTTGAATATTGCTAGAATTTCTTTATTTAAGTCCTTTCTAACCCCAATTATCACCAAACGTTTACGTGACAACTGTGAATTACCCCACTTTGAGACTGAACCTTGGAATATTTTCAGATTGTAGCCCTTGAATGCTTCCTTCAAATCCTCCTTGCCATAGGTTTTCAGCAAAGCAGGGAGATTTTCCATCAAAAATACCTTGGGTTGGAACTGTTGGATGGACTCAATGAACATGGTTAGGCTCTTATTGTCTTTTGGATCAGATAGTTTCTTACCCCGGGAATAAGCAAGGACTGAACTATGCCCACAATCGGGGTGACCAATGATTGCGGTCGGAGTATCTACCCATTCCACCTGTTTCAGGTTAACTAGTTTCAGCTGGTTGGGGAAATTAGCTGACCATTGGGTTTGGCCGGGAGTATTGAAAGCGGACCGGGGCTCAATATTGGTGATTAACTGATCTTTAAAGGGATATAAGACTGCGCCATTACCCGCACAGACTCCAAGTATAGTATAATTCTCCATAGTAATTAAGAATCCAGTATTGCGAGAGGATTCTATTTATACTTAAACTATATAACATGGGAAAACAAGCAGTAAACATTTACCAAGACATGGTAAGGAAATCCAAAGAAACTCTAATGAAGTCCCAAAGACTTCCGGTAATGGGACCAGCACTAGCTCTTGCTGCCGAAGCTGGGGAGGTGGCTGGTAAGGTGTATAAGAATATGAGGGATGAGAAATCTGACTTCGGTATGTTACAACAACCCCTGATGAAAGAACTGGGAGATTGCCTGTTTTACATTACATCCTGTGCTCAGGACTTGGGCTATGAACTTGAGGATGTGATCGACATCAATTACGAGAAGGTAAAACTCAGAACAGAGACGGGAACCATATCCGGAGACGGAGACGACAGGGAGGTAAAATCATGAAGCAAGCATTGATATTTGTGGCTATTGTATACTTCGGATCAATGGCCTTAGCTTTAGCATGTAATGATTCCATCCCACAACCCAAAATACAGATTGAGATTATCCGAGTAAATGTGGGAGGAGAGGATTCGCTGATCTATGAAGCATGGTTCAGATGTACCGAGATGGATTCGGTAAGGGAGGGCCTTAAGGATCACGCAGAGCCCTTGAAGCAATTCTATACTCCTAAGACCAAAGGCCATTAAGTAAACAGTAAGTTATGATAAAAGTTAGGCCTTCTGATGATCCCGGAATTGCATTTGAAGTAGAATGCTATGATGATCAAGGATTATTGTTTGTGGATAATTATCCCGTTTGGAATAGGATTAAGAAAGAGCCCCTTTATAAATGGGATGAAAGCTTGTGTAACTTCACACCCAGTGATCTAGAGGAACTGAAAAGGACATTAGCATCACCTAGATTTGAGCAGTATGAGTATTGCGCTTTAATCATGAAGTGGAATCGGAGGATGGAGAAGTTGGAGATGAAGTATAAGAAGAGGGTGCCAGTATAGTGGGGCTGGGGTAAAAAATTCCTCGCAAAATTTTTGCTATAGGGCTGGGGCTAATAACCCTGGCCCTTGTTGTGTTTGGAGATGGTAGATGTTGGATCTCAGATGTAAGGGGGCCTTGTCCCTAATCCGATGTCTTGTGTCTATTAGCCTATGGGCTATGGTCCCAGGTATCCGGGACGGATACGATGTACTATATTGCATAAAAAAAAGATTGTCCGATAGGGGACAATCTTAAAATTAATTTTATTTATCAACAGTCACTATTGCATTCAATAATAAAATTAATCGCTTCTTTGAAAGTATAGTTTAAACTACTATTTTCAATAAAATTAAAAATATCATTATTAAATAAAATATTATCTTTTTCAGATAGCATTTTAAAGAAAGTAAGTAATTTTGTTTTTAGTTCATTACTATCTATTGAATAATAATAATAAATAAAATAGGTAGTAAAACTTTTTTTACTTTGCTTAATTACTTCAATAAATAAACTTTCTAATTCTTTACTCTCTATAATATCATCAAAGTAAGTAAAGAAACTATGCTGAATGTTTGTTTCTATTACTTCATAACATTCATTTAATGTAGTACATTCTTTTAATTCATTAACAAAGTAATTACAAAAAGAAAAGTTTTTATTGTTGATTTTTTTCTGTTCTAAATAGTTAATGATAAAAATAAATAATTCTTTTGTTGCTTGGGTTTTGTTTTCAGTTTGCATTTTTTTTATTTTAGATTGTAAGTAATAATAAGATAAAAGAAAAAAAGAGTAAGCTAATTAGCTTACTCTTTAAAAAGAAAATTAAAGTTTATTTTCTTTTTTTGCTTGTTGTATCACTTCTAAGAAACTTTGAACTACAATATACATTGTATTAGTTTCTTTACCTTCATAGAGTGAACGCACTGTGAAATCATTTACAGAATAAAATTCTTTATAGTGTGCAACAAAAATAGAAAATTCTTTTTTTGCTTCTATAAAGTGCAATTTACTTTGTGTAATTTCTTTTTTAAAAATACAATTTTCACCCGCTTTTAATTTTATTACTATATTGTTCATTAACTTGCGTAGTTCGTTTCTTTTGGTAGTACGATATTTTTTACCACCGTCAAAATCCTGTAAATATTTTTTATCTTTAAATAAACCATTTCTACCACTACCACTTTGAGTAGTATTATTAGAAGTACTAATTTTATCTAATAAATTTGAAAGATTCTTACTATCTTGTTTTTTCTCTTTAACTACTTTTTCTTTTTTTACTTTTGCAGTTTTTGCAGTTTCAACATTTGCAGTTGCAGTTGTTGTTGTTGGAGTTGTTTCTGAATTTTGCATTTTTTTTGTTTTTAGATTGTTTGAATTATTTGTTTTTAATTATGAAGTAAAGATAATCTTTAAAGATGAAGATTAGATGAATTTTTTAATTCAGATATAATAAAGAATTATTTATTTCTTTTATTAATTTAATTCGCTGAATTTTTAACTTGCTTAAAAAATACATATTTTCAGCGAGTTGTTCACTATCTTTTACAGAATTTAAACTTTTATTTTCTGCGATAGTTTCGAGTCTTAATCCTGCTAATTGAATAGTGGATTGAATAAATAAATTTAAGTTTTTAGATGTTTGCATTTTTTTTTTATGTTTTTAGATTTATTAATTTATACTCAAATGTAAAACATAAAGTTTCAAAAGTCAAATATTATTTTTAAAATTCATCTAATCTTCATAATTAAAAAAAGTAGTATTTTATTACAACTTTTATTCTTATATGCAAATTGGGTGGGTAGGTGGGTAATTTTGGGGAAGGCATGAAGGCATGGTTGTGGGGGCAAATTAGGAAAAAAGTTGGAGGGCCCCCGGGAAAGGGCCTTGCCCACCTGCATGGTTAGCTATTAGTATATAATGTCTAGCCAATATACATGTTAGAAGATATGAAGTAAGTGCTTTGGTATACTTGCATTTGACTAGAAGTATGGAGAATAGAGCAGGAAAATGCAAGTAAACCTACTCTATTCTTTATTCCATACCCCCTGAACCTGATTTACTTAGATATCGCAGCGATCAGAGCAGTGATCAGGATCAGGATGGCTATAGGGCTCATTGGGTCATAGTAACGTTTCCGTATCATAGTAAAGGATCTGATCAGTTTCGGATTAGTATAGTTGGGTACTATGCGAGAGTCCGCATCGTTGGCATTCAGCACCCATGGATCCTGATTCTGGTCCGCCTTCATCGGTGCATACCCAGTCATGTCCTTGGGTAGCACAGATAGCAATGGCTTCCTTGTGGTCCTCGTTATCCATAAGATCGTTGATAGCAATTTCGAATCGGTCGGGATCCAAGCGATGGAAGTAGGTATCCCGGACCCAATGAATTAAGGTAGCCCAGGCATTTTCCCAGTTCTCTTGTATCTGTGTTTCTTCAGTTACCGGCAGGATCTTCCAGTGGGATCGGAATACGGGCATTAAGCCGAATTGTTCGAAATTTGGTTCGATTATTTCTAGGTATTCTGTTTCTTGGTGCATCATAGTGATTGGAGTTTTTGGATGAAGGCGGCATGGAATACTAGCATCGGGAGGGAAAATAAGGTAGCCATTAGTTCCGCATCGATGTACTGATCGTAAAGTTTGAGCATCCGTTCAGCTTGTCCTGTCGGCAATTTGAGGGTTTGAATTAAATGGGTATGATAGGTTGCCCGGTGGATTTTTAATTGGTCCGACGGTTTACCTAGGTTAGTGGTTTGTTTCCTTGTCCGTTTGGCAACGGGGTGGGAAATTGCAGGTTGCATTTTTTTATTGTCTTGCATTTTTTTAGATATTAGTACTGTTTGCATTTTTTAAATTATAGTGCAAATATATATATATTATAATTATCTTTTATATTAAATTTTTGCGGCCCTGAAAATAGGTAGGCCTAGTGCCGTAGGGCCTATCACCTAAAAAGAGGAAAGGGCCTATCCAGCATGGTACCCTACCGTAGGGCCTATCAAGTCCAGGAATCGGTACCACACAAAAAAGCCCCAACCCGTCGGCTGAGGCCCAAGCAACATAACTAACTAAACTATCTCATCATCATCTTCAAAATCCGATTCCCTCCGAACCTCATGTCTTACTTTACTACTTACTATAGTAGCAGCAGTATCGGTTGTAGGGATTAGGGATCCATCGGTATCAACCCCTTGTTGGTAATTGGCTCTTACCTCAGGTAGGTCGTCTATATTATATTGTTCCTTTAATTGGTCCTTCAATTGAGGTTCGGTAAGGAGCCTCATTGGTTGTTCTGTATTCATTAGTTTAATCGCTTTCTCTGGGGTCAGGGCATCGGATTCGGATTGAGGATTAGAGCCTGGTACCAGATAGTGATTAGGGCTTGCTGCCCTGTGGGATTGGTCTAAAGTACGGTAGAGATCCAGGAGATTTTTGTCTGCCGCCAGTGCACCCGATATGGCTCGGTTTACCTCACCAGAGATGTAGGGCTTGTATTTTCCCCCCTGACTTTTGAGCATCGTACCGAGCTGTAAATCAGCAGTTTGGCTGTGATTTAGGGATTTTTTTATAGCCCAATTTTTGATGACCCTAAGGGATTGGGCAGTGTCTTCTAGGTCTGAATCTGGTCCCATCCCTTGCATATAACCCATACGTTTGTATAGATACCTGATGATATACATAGTATCTAATTGTAAGTAAGTTGATACTTCGTCTATAGTAAGTGGTTTGTTGTTTACTGTTTGATTGTTTATGAAGTAAAGGTTTAGTATGTGATCTTTGATCTTCTTTAATTCTTCTTGTTTGTTGGCTGATGTGTTTAGTGATTGGGCTTGGAGAGTAACTCCTAGTGGTCTGGGTATCCTTTGAATCTTTGTTTTCATTTTAGTTTGTTTTGTAGCTGGGTGGGGGTTGATCCGTATCTAGCTCCGAATGTGGCCATCTTAGCCTGTTCTCTTTGGTGGTCTGTAACCATTGAATAAGGTACATTGAACATCTTGGATGCGGCTAGTTTGTGTTGGTCCTTATATCTCCTGTTTGTTTTCATTTATGTTTGTTTGGTAGCATGATATCTACTGATAGTAGTTTACCGTCCTGATGTATGATAGCCGATGGTAGTTCGGCATTCTTTAATTGGATTGGGTAGTTAGTTGTTGGTGGCGGGGTTAATAGGGAAATTAGTTTAGAACCGTCCTCTTGTTCTGGCATCCTGGCTTGGGATCGGATTAGGCAATGTCTGATGTTGTAGGCTTCCTCTTGGGATAGTTCTACTACTATAATTGGTTCTTTCCTTTTCTGGGTTACAGGTCTGATGTATGTTTTCATGATATCTGTATTACTTCTTGTTTGGTCGGTGACTGATGTTGTATCTGGTCCTCGTGATTCTTGATGTATTCTCTTGCGGTTTCCTCTGTCTGAATGTAGTCTACTAAGTAGGTAAAGGATCCATCTCGGTAGGAAAGGGTTTCGTAGTAGGAATAGATCCTGATCCCGAATAGTTTGATATGTACTTGTTTCTGGGGCCAGTATCGGATAGAGTTATTCTCCATGGTTACTTTCAGTATCCTGTATTTCCTTTGTTTCATTTCTTTGGTTCCTCCTGTTTGAATAGTAGTTGGCAGTAGACTACTGCCCCGTTGGTTTTGGACATGGTCATGGGTTCGTTTTTTATCCATCCGTCCTTGATGGCTTGGTTTAGCTCTTTTTCAAAGCTCTTAGCATGGAAACTGTATACGAGATAGTATGTGATCATGATTTGAGGTATATTAAGCTTAGTTAGGCTTGTCTAGAAATTAGTATTTATGAATTTAAGTGCAATTAGTTAGCTTGTTTAGCTGTTGATGCTAGATATTCTAATTCGTTGGGTCCTAAAGAGATAAGCACAGGGATAAATGAATATCCCTGTGTGTAGTTAAGGGTTTGGAATTGATGGATTAGCTGCTTAAAACTCTTAGCTTAGTAAGGTCTATTTTGGCAGCTATGATTTTGAGAATATTTAATGATTGTTCAGTATCTTCATCGTCCAGTGGGAAGTGATGGATTACTTCGTCCTCCCTGAAGGATAGAGGCATAGTTGTAGTGATTGGAAGATCGGGATCGGATGAGATCTTGAGGAAGCATTCGATCATCGGTACCTTAGAGCGTATTTCTATAAGGTTCAGGATAAGCCCTGTTTCTGGTTCTTGGCCTTTTGGGTATTCTCTGGCTTTAAGCATGAAATTGACATCCTCTTGGGTTTGTTTAATGATCAGGGCAAAGAATTCGGAAGTACCGTCTTTGTGTACCTTGGTTACGGGTTGCATTTCTGTTTCCTCGTAGATTAGTTGGAATTTCTCATTGAAGGGCTCCATCCGATTTAGGATCGGTAGCATGGCTTGGGTTAAATGTTCTTTAGCTTTTTTCATGGTTAGTTAAGAGTTTGGAATTGATGGAACTTCTTTAGCAATTTGTCTTAGATCTTGGTCACCTACGATATCTTGTAAAGTGGTGTAGAGATAGCCATCCCAGCCTGTACCATCCAAGTCAAATTGGTTCATGGCTTCTTCTAGGTTTTCATGAGGTCCTGTGATATGCAGGTCTTCCCAGTAATCGGGATCATCTTTAAAGAATATGAATATGAGCATGGTTATAGGATTTTAGTTATCGTCCTCATCTTCGTCCTCATCATAGTCTTCGACCTGGTTTTCGATTATGACTGAGTCCTCCTTGATTTTTGTTTGGATTGCTCGTAACTCTTTGGGGGTTGGTTTTACGATGAGCAATACCATGTATAAGAGCAATTCCCGAGATCCTTCAGGACTTATGTCCTGTCCGAAGAGATCAGCTATTGCTCTTCGCAACCCGGTAGAACGTATTGTTTGGTCCATCAGATCGGCAATAATCCCCAAGCTGAGAACTGGATCTTTGTTTGGATCCCCCCCGACTATTGTCATGATTTGTTGCCTGGTTTCTTCAGGTAAAGTGTCTACTTTGTCGGTTACTTCCATTAAGTAACGATGTTGTTCGGATAGGGTTTCTTTAGCTTTTTTCATGGTTTGTTAGTTGTTAGTTAGTTGTTATAGTGTTGCGGTAGAATTCGTAATCTGTATCATGTGGGTTATTCTTGATCAGGTCCTTGATGAACTTGGCGTATCGTTTCTCTTGTTTGGTTACTTCGCAGAGTTGGGCAAAGATGTCTATGAATCCCGGCATGTAATCAAAGAAGTCATCGTCCCCGCCGGCACTGAAGGCAGTATTGGCAGCAACCAGTTCGAATAGGTTAATGTAGGTTTCGAGTTCATCCTCATGTTTGAATTCCAGCCTGATGATGGTACCAGTATCAAAGGGTTCAAGGTTTGTAAGATCCCAAGTATGGTTTGCTTTGTAATAGCCGGTAACTTCGTTGTTGATTTTCCCAAGCATTACCCGTTGGTTAGCCTCGTCCATACGTTTGGTATTCTCCTCGGGTTCTTTGTGACGGATATTACCGTATCCGAAGGCCAGTTGGAGTATGTCTTCAGTTTCCATTTGGTCATAGATTACTGAGGCTCGGTGATAGCCCTGGGGTAAAGTGTGTTCCCCGTAGTGGGGGTAGGAGATCAGGATAGATATGTTACCCCCGTCTGTTTTTGTGAGATGGTCTGTTTTCATGATTAGTATTGGCCTGAGTAATGGATTATGAAATGTATAGAATGATCTGAAAGTTGGATTTGGAGTGAGTCGTCTTTTTCTGATACCCAGATAACATGTAAACCCCGGTCCAGTATTTTCTCTGGGTCATGCAGGTGTTCATCTGGTTCGATACGCATTAGCAGAGCATTGATCTGTTCAAACTGATCGTCATGTTCTTCTGTTTTATGAAAATGTTCTCGGTAAACTAGAACCTCAGTAGAGGATTCATCGCCGAGTTGTATCAATGAGGAATGTTGAAGATGGTAAGCATGGCCTAGTTGGGGCAGCATGTTGTTTTCCAGGATATCCTGAATTTTTTGTTGGATTGTTTTCATTAGTAGGCCTGTTTGTCAAGTTTACCATGTGCATCGATGAAGAACCGTTGGACATGTTTAAGGTTAGAAGAGTGTCGGGCTGGATGATGGGCAGAGCATCCCCAAGCATGAAGGGCGATCATTGATCGGAAGTAATGGTTGCGTTTGTTAGCCATGTACTTTGCAGAGATAGCCCCCGGGATTTTGTGGGGATAGCGGGGTGTTTGATATCCCTGATTTGTTTTGATGTGCGGTGTTGTCATTGGGTTCGGATTTTTGCATTATTTTATATTGCATTATTGCAATTATATATTATATGCAAATATAAAACCCAATTTAACCCAATGCAAAACTTATTTTAGAGGCCCATTAGGGTCCTAAGGATTGGGCTATTTCGCATAGTTCGTTCTTCAGAACTTGAGGGTCTTCATCAAAGTGTCCCTTGCTCCATTGTTTACGAAGGAATAGGATTCTTTCGCATTCTCGGGGGCTAGGTTCTATAGCCTTAGCCTTTTCTAAAAGGTGGGCTGGGATGGAAAACCAAGTTTGCATCTCGAGGAGCATTTCATGTAGGATCATTGGGGAAGTAATTTTAAATGGTCTGTGCCGTAATTTAATAGGGATTTATCGTCTAGGTCATTTAGCAGAACTAGCTTAATTTGATCCAGCCTTTTAATTATCCTAATTAATTCGGCATCGCACTCATATTGAAACTCTACTATATTACCGGATACCTCATCCATGAGGTTATCAACTCCCCCGCTGTTATCGTAATCAGCAGAGGGGATAGGGGGTAAATTCATTCCGTAAGGATGTTTGTTCTTTGCCATGTTATTCTGTATCGATATTATGTTTTTCAGCATAGTCTTCTATGTAGGCATCCAATTGCCTAGCAAGTAAATTGTATTTAATAACCACATCCCGAATCTCTTCGGGAAAATCCTTCGGAGCATTATCAGCAACGGTACCGGATAATCCTTGCTCCTGTAGATTCCAGCAAATGGATTCCATGTTACCATAAGGTTTACCATCCTCTCCTAGAGGGAATTGATAAGGTGTTGAGGCTTTAGCTGTCATTCTATAGGTTTTTGGATTTTTAGTAATTCGTCTAAGGTACAGTATGTCCAGCCTGGTTCATCATCTCCAGCAGGATTATGCCATTCGGCTAAGGCATGGCTTAGGTCTACCCCCTGAGTTACGAATGGTGTTCGTTCATCAAACCTATCGGTAAAGTAATGGGGTGGGAAGAATACGAAGGTTTTCATCAGTATTTGTGATTGGGCGGTGTAGCTTGTATTGGAGCAGACTGTTTCTTTTGCAATTCGTGGTATTCCCAGCTGCCGTCAGTGTAAAGAATGACGCGTCTACCATGATTAGTTGTTGCGTAATCTTCGAACTTTCTAGAGCTAGCCTGCATGATCTGGGCAGATCGTATCAAAATGAATGATAGACCTATTAGTAGGATTAGCTTTATCATTATTCGATTGAGATTTTGTATTTGTCTTTTATGAAAGCTGAGAAGGAATGGATCTCCTGACCGATTGAGGCAATGGTTAGATCTTCCCGGATGGAGTATTCGGATTGAATCTTGGGCATATTTCTGATTTCGTAATCCGCAGAACTCCTAGCAAGACTCTTAGCAATCTGTTCCCAACTATCAAACTTACACTTATTACTTGAGTAATCCCAATTTGCGCCATCCAATAGGATTCGGGTAGCATCGTCCCCGACAGCCTTTCGGGATACTGAGATAAGCTTTTCAGCAGTGGCCATGTGGTGTGGGTCTTCTTTTATATGGTCCTCCCGTTCATTTCTTGCGTCCTGAAGTTTGGAATGGATCTTTGAGGCTAAGGCATCGATTTGAGCCTTTGTTAGTGGTTTTGTTTTCATGGGTTATTTGGATTTAGCAGCCTTAGCTGAGATTGAACGTTGGTGGATCCAGCAGATCCGTGTGGTATCTCTGGTCATGACTTTGCATTGAGCACCGGCTTTGGTGATCTCTTTGCACTGTTGGGCTTTAGGCTCTGTTGCACCGAAGGCAATGGCTGCAGTTAGCACTATGGCTAACATGATAATGAGGGTTGCTTGTTTTTTCATGATTGAATAAAGGATTGTAGTTTAAGGTACATGGCTATTGTAGTGATGCTGTTTTCGGGTAAGCTGTAGAGCCTTAGCTCCTTATTCTTAAGGACTTTACCGACTTTCACCTTATGACCGAGGACAGCATGGGTATAGTTTAGGAGATAGTTCACTCCGTTGGTCATTAGGTAGTTTTTGCAGAGTTCCCTTATTTCGTTGTTAACCCTGTCAGTAGCTTCTGAGGGCAGGAAATAAAAGGACCGGGATTGATTAAGTACCTCGTCCCAAGATTTCTTGGTGAACCCGTTTTTTTTCAAGATAGCAGCCTTGGCCTTAAAGAAAGAAGGCGGTAGTAGCTTATCGAAGTATTCGCTTGCAGCAGGCCCCGCTTCATGTATTTGTTTACCCGAGGCAGCCTGTATACCTTGAGTTATTAAGAAATAAAGGCAGAGTTCGACTCTGGAGAAAGATGGTTTTTTCATGGTGTTGGGATTTGCGTTTATTTTTTATAATTATTTTATAATGCAAATATAATACCCTATTGGGATCCAATGCAAAACATATTTTAAGAGCCTTAAAATTGGGTTTTAGTGACCTTGGTAATTAGCTTCATCTAGGACCCAACTGAATTTGTCCTCGAATTGTTCTTGGGTAAGACCCGTTTTATTAATGGCTTCTGATAGCCAATTAGCAAGTTGTGATTCTGCTTCATAGGCAACTTGCCCCGCTTCTGTTTCGGTAAAATTTCCATCTTGAGTGGGCCACATACATCCGTATTGTAGGATATAAAGTTGTAAGTGAGTAAGGTGAAGGAATGGGTTCATGGTTATTTGATTATGAAGTGAATGTTGTTTTCTGTCATGAGCTCAATAAGTTCTGTGGCATAATGGATATTATCCAAGGATTCTTGGACATCTTCGTCATCGGAGGATTCGCATTCCTTTACGAAAGCAGTATCAGCCTTAATCATATCATTAAGTTCCTCGATCCCTATTTGGAACCTGTTGTCCTCACCATGAAAATCCTCATCGAATTTATCACTTAACCATATATGAGCATCTTCGGATATTAACCCGTCAACAGAGTCAATGGATAAGCACCTTAATATAATATTGTCGGCTAGTTTCATGATCTTGGTCGGATATAACGTTTACCCGTAGTTGGGTCGAATGAGGATTGGATCCCAAGTGCAACTGTAGGTCCCTGCAGTTCTCTGAACTGTTTTGCTATACGTATGTCTGTGTATAGGCTTTCGTTGATTCTTATCATGGCTTGAATAGTTGAATGTCTGTAACATTGAATCTTTGTATACCCTCGGTTGTATCGGCTATAATGTATAGTTCGTCACCGTCTTCCCCTATTTCTAGGACTTCAGATTCGGGGAATAATAATAGGTTCCCGGCACCCAAGCTATCATCGGCTGATGATGCAATATAGGTGGGTTCATTGATTTGAGTGGAATACCCGCTTTCAAAGTAGGATTTCCAGAGATCTGATTTAAGATTGAGTTTCATGTTTATCTTGATGAGTGATTTTTCTGTAGCTATGATAAGCAATAAGAGTCAGTGGTTCATCGTCTTCCCCGGCAATGGTCATTACCTTTTTTTCGGGGTCGTGGCAAACGATGTCTCGTTCAGTAAAGGACATCAGGGTGTTTTCCCAAGATTCATCATCGTTATAACCATTGTCTTTGAGTTGCCGTTTTACATGTACCACGTAAAGGACAGTATCCCCATAAAGAGTGATACTGTTTAATCGGCAGGATAGGAGGTATTTCTGTGCCATTGTATTTATTTTTTATAATTATTTTATAATGCAAATATATAACCCAATATAGCACCCATGCAATACATATTTTAAGAGCCTTAAAAATGGGTTATTATCCGAATATGATTTCTTTGTAGAGTACAGTTTGAAGGATAGCATCCGCGTCATCCGCATCATCTTCCTCGGCTTTTATCCTGAGTAAGTTTTCAGTGGGGGTCATTTGCACCCGCTCATGAACCATGGCAAGTGTGACTACTTGGCTATAGTCTCCCTCGTTATCGTGATCCACGAAGTAGAGGGGATCTCCGCCCCGTAGCATTTCCATGATCACATCCTCTAAGCAAGGACTGCAAGTAGGATTAGCATCAGTAAGCCTTTTCCTAGCTTTGGCATAGGCTAAAGGGTCCTGATCCAATTCTAGTTCTATGCCATAGCTTCGAAGTTGTCCTCCGATATTGCATAGAGCATTGTAAAACATGTTTTCAGCCTCAGCTGGTTCTAGGATTATTTTCATTGTTCTCTGTATTTAACGATTTGTTGTACCCAATATCCTCGTGCTAAGAAGGCAGTCCCCCAGGGTTGGTATCCTTTCCGGATTTTCTCATCGATTTTTTGAACTAGGCTCGGAAAATCGTTGGCCTCTATAAAGTCGACGAATGCTACATCTCTATTGTGGTTCATGTTATTTTCGGATTAAGGCAAGGTATTTGATGTTATCATATCGGCAAAGCATCTTAGTAGCTGCCTCGCTAATGATATTAATGAGGTTGACAGAAGATTGGGTACGATTACCTTTGGGTCTGTATTTCTGACAAGCAGTGATCATCGTATGACGATCTCCCATTCGAACGATACGGGATTTGTTCAGAGGATCCTGAACAGCAGTATTAAGGCTTTCAACATCTTTGAAAGCGGCAAGGACATAAGATTCATTGAATCTTACTTCATTAAGTTTTAGGGGCATAGTTTTGGGTTCTTTAGGCATACTCCTAGTAGATTAGAATTTAGATTATTTAGCATTTGTTACTTAGTTATTAGTATTCTCTAGATTAGCTCTCGGTTTGATACAGTTTGGGGATTAAAAAATAAGGGCACTAGGAAGAGGATCTCGTCATTAAGTTCGTCTTTATTTTCCTAGCACCCTTTACTAATAACATAAGATGAGGCTTATGCTACAGCTTCTTCGGCAACTTTAACCTTCGCTAATTCCGGTTTTACGAAGGTTGCTTTTGCCCACTCATTGTACTCTCTTACAAGTTCTGCTCTTGACTTCTTATCGGCAGCTTTCTCAATCTTTGCAAGGTATGAATCTCGCTTAGTTCGGGCAGCAGTGCGGAATTTCTTACGTTTCCCAAGAGAGTCAGCATCTTCCGGATAGATGTAAACCAAGACCTTTTCCTTGGTGATCTTTTTGGCCAAGACCTCCTTGTTGGCATCGTCCTGCTTCTTTTGTTTCTTAGCAAGTTTGCCTTCGGCGTTAGAGATTGCAGCTTCCACGATGGGATTTACTGATTGGGCAGCTGGTGCTGCAGCGGCAGCCTTTGCAAGGCGAGCGGCTTTCTTTTCTGATTTTGTCATTGTTTGATGGGATTAATTGTTTGACTTATTAAGGTTTATATTGTATTTTTTATATGCAATTAATTTATAATGCAAATATATATCTCCAAATGGACCCATAGCAATACATTTTTTCAGGGCCTTTAATTTGGGTTAGTCGAATAGCTCGCAATATAGGAAATGAAGCTCGGACCAATCTTCTCGGTCAAGAGGAATGAATTCGTTGGTATGTTCATCATATAGGATATATACGAATATCTCTGCTAGGCTATCCCAACATATATCGAACTGAGTAAAGCCTAATGCTTTTAATTCATCATCCCAGCAGTCAAGGTCCAGGAAATCCTCCATGGCACAGTCATACTTAGTGGTGTCAAAAGCAGCAATCGGACCCGCCATGAACACCCTTTCATCCCCAGTCGATACTCCCAACTCATCAGTGGTGTAACCAAATCGGATGGCTAGTCCATTTAGTTTTTTCCTTTGTTTACGATCAAGGGTATCTTTCCAATCACAGGTTTCAAAGTGAATGGGTTTGTATCTGTTAGATAGGATCATAGTGCGGTTTCTTGTTTGAAGCCCATGGATTTTAGTACCAGGGCTAATGTTTGTGGATTAGTAGTTTTCCAGTCCTCAAGTTTCGCTATTACCTGATCGAAGCTTGGCGGGATTGTAGCTGGTTCTTCGTAGGAGTTGAAGAACTCCTCTCGTTCAGAGGAATCGGAGGATTCTACTGCAGCTCTCAGTTCACCGCTGGTAAGACCCCCGCATCTGGAAAGCATATCAATCCGTTCACCGGGTTGGCAGTTATCCCAAGCTTCTAATAGGGACCACTTAGGCAGCCATCCTTTGTCATTGAGGACTTCTAATAGGTTCCTCATGTCATTTGCATTGTACCTGCCCTTGGGGGATTTACCGGGGTGTTCAAAAGAATTGGACTCAGGGATACAGTCTACTACGTAGACAAGTTCTGATCCTTTTTCTATGAGATCAGCTTCTTCTAGGAATTCTTCCCTTTCGTCTTGGCCAAGATCCTCGATAATTTCTATGAGATCTACTGTGGCAGAGATGTCTACTGTGATTGGTTTCATATTTTTTATATTATTTTATAATGCAAATATATAACCCATTAGTGAACCCATGCAAATCATTTTTTCGGGGCTCTTAATTTAGGTTTAGTTAAGTAGGCCCATGAAATTACCTTCGTGTTTCCAGAGATACCTTCTATTAGCCATAGCCATGAGCCATCAGTATATGACCATCTCCTAGCGGGTCTCGGTACAGTTTCTTCTCTTCTATAGTTTCCCACTTTTTCCCATTCCCAATGTACTAACACTAGCTTGGAAATCTCTCTACCATATACCTTAGATAATTTCTTATCCACTTTAGGTAAGGATTCTGAAGCATCTCTCCAGATGATGGGTTTATACTTTGAGCTCATGATAGCAGGCCTCTATTGAATGTTGATCCCCCGTTTACTCCTTTATTCAGGGATACTGATCTTCCAGCTTCTCTTCCCATTTCTAATCCCCCTCTTGCTGATCTCTTCGTCATGGATCGAGATGTTCTAACTCGGTAGGCAGAGTTATCAATGTACTCCTTGATTTCCTGTCCCGATACTCTGATCAATCCAGTGATCTTAGAATCCTGTTGGGACATTTGCTCAACTGTAGTTGAAAGCCTTTGCCCAATGGATTGAACACATCCAGTTAAAAAGCCCCGTATAAAGGCTCCCCGTTTTTCATGTCCCAAGTATTCGGAGAATGCCTTTCGAGCAAGGTTCCTGATTAGTGGGACTAGGTATGAAGCGAAGTATTCCACTACTTGCCTGTTAGCCTGTGTGCCAAAGAGGATAATGTCTTTGCCGCCTCCTTTCTTGTGGGATCGGGTCATTAATACAAAGCAGAGATTATTCTTTGCAATGTGGTGGTACAGGGTGGGTATCCAGTCCCCTTCCTTACCAGAGGTCATCTCTGATGTTTCAATCCTATCTTCAGTGATGGGAGCTTTGGTTGTACCAAAGGCTCGGGCATCATCTTCCGAGAGATTGTATTGCATTAAAATTTGTTGGGCTCTTGCAGCAGCATTCTCAGCTTCTGCTAGTGAACCAACTGCCTTTGCTCCTTCTGCAAGGTTAAGCAGTTTGTTGAGACGCTTCAGTACATCGTCCGGAATCGTTTGATTTGCCATAGGGTTTTAAGATTTGTAATGGTTCGTTGATCTTTAATTCAAGGATCTTGATATCCCGTTTGATAGCAGCTTCTCTTACAGTGAGAGCTGTTCCGCAGGTGATATCTTGTCCGATATGTTTCACCCGAGAATAGTATTCATGATCAGGGAATCGGGGATTGCGTCTTCTGCTACTTGGGGATAATTTGTATACTCCCTTGAAGCCTGTTGTGTTGGGTTTACCTTTTGCCATATATGGTTTTTAATCGCCCCGTGTGTCGGGGGGTCTGTGGAAATTTGGATCATAGCATTTATCGCAAACTATCCCCGCAAAGGAGAAGTGCTTGAATCTCTTTTGGGACTTGAACTTATTGCATTGTCCGCAGTACCATTTGCCGGCCTTTATATTTGCTATGAAGGTAGGTAACTTGACTTTGAATTCCAACCAATCAACAAAGGTGATTAGCGATATTGAAGGCCCTGCGTATAGAGTAAGAGACTCGGTACCAACTACAAACTGTAATTGAGGTTTACCGGTTAGGTCTTCTATCCAAAGTGGGGGACTTTGTTGCCCTGGTACATGGTAACTAGCCGCATCTAACCTAAGGTCTCTGAATGACTTTATCTGAATAAAATCGGATTCAGTATAGTGGAGTGCTCTTCTCATTTATGTTTTGATTTAAGGTTATCGTTTGGAGTAAGCCATTCCGGCAATACAACTAAAGCAGTGGGACCCAAGTGTTTGGGATTTCTCCAATACTTTATGGATCCTTTCTTGAAAAGGTATTCAAGGCTCTTGTAAACTTTTAGTTTCATTTCGGGGGTCATCCGGAATCCAGCAGGAGTTAAAGCCTGATAGATCTCATCGTGCCGCATAGGTTTTCCCTTAGCAGTAAGGATCTTGATGATAGTGTTTGTTTGCTTTGCCATATTAATTGTATTTATTTATTATAATGCAAAATTATATCCCAATTGAACCCAATGCAAAACATATTTTCAAGGCCTTTAATATCGGGTTTGTGATGTGTTTTTTTCTATGTCTTCCAATACGTCCCTAGTAGTCCTCTTCTTAGGCTTGGTTATTGTGTATGGGACTGTATCATAGTGATTAGAAGTGTCTTCTACATAAATATATTCCTTAATTGGGGGAGGCGGTACAGGTTCCAGCCATATACCGACAAACACAAGAAATCCCACTACTAATAGCGGGATTCCGAAATATTTAGCAAAAAACTTGGAGGCCTGTTTTACAGCAGCCATTTCCTCAGGGGTCATTTCCTTAGCCATTTTGGTGTTTTTCTTTTGGTGTACTTATGAAGATGTTGTTTGTGCCTTTTATAATACATTCGGTAGGCAAGAACTGTATCGTCTATCTGCAAGTCTTCATCCTCCCCCACTACGGCAATAAATAAGAAGGGTTCAGAGGAATCAAAGCTGTTATCTAATATAATCTGCTGGAATAATTCATGCAGTCTTCTAGCTTTAATGAATTTATCCTTATTCCCGAATCGGAAGTCGTATTCTTTGATTAGATAACCTAAGAACTGGGTTAGCCATACAAAATTCCTTTGGTGTTGCTGAACCCATAGAGTGCAGGGGTGATTGAGATGAGTACGGTTATATACCTGGTCCTTGTAGGATTGACTAAATGTAGTTTTGCCCACATGTGTATTTATCCCGTTTGAGAGAAGTTGACAGGTTTCTGTAATCAGCTTGATTATATGCTTATCCCCGTGGTATCTAGCAGCCCATTTAGGATCCTTGGATAGGACGAAGATGTTCATATATCGATGAATACGGATTTAGCAACTACTATTTTGTCATTGTTCCGAAGGTTGGAGTGAATCCATGATCCTCGGGATTCAGCATTCATAAATTCCTCAAACTTCTTCGCTGATACGGGAGCGTAGTGATAAACGAATTTGCGATCCGAGAATACCACGTGCATCGTGTTCCCCGAGTGAGCCACCATCTCGAGGTTTGAGGAAGTTAGGATTTGGGTCCAAGTGACCGAACTCTGATTGAATTCCACTTGTTGGATTGGGTTTGGCATCTTTTAGAGGTTTGCAATTAGTACGACTGGTTATTTTGTTTGATCCGGGTGAGATGTAGATTGATACAAATTTATGAGGGTAAGCTCCCCTCGTTGTTTTCCGTATCAATCCGCATACTCGGCAGATAGATACATCTGTGAACCCAGGTTCATTGGGCTTCTTAGCCCATGTGTGTCTTACTTTTTCCATCGTTTTATTTCTCGATTAGTTTTCCGTTTCACAATCTCAGCTCCAGGATCCTCTTTCTTAAGAAGTTTGAAAGCCTCGATGTTGTTGACATGTTTTAGCTTCCCATTAGACATTTTTACCGAAAGCTGATGTTTGCCTTTGATCGGGCCGCTCCCGATGTTTGTTAGATTAAATCCCATTGTGTGTTAATTGATGTGGTCGTGTAAGAACATGACAATATCCAACTTGTAATACAGGGAAGGGGGTAAAAACCCATCCTCCTCAAACTCGTCTGCATAGTTGAGCAAAACATCTTTCACAGAGCATAATTCGGCTAACTCTAGTTTAAAAAGTAATTGCTCATTAAGTTTTATATTCTCATAAGTTTCTGTGATACTAGCAAGTTCTAATTGCAACTCGGACTTATTAACTGCAAACCCTTTATCCTCCAGCTCCTTATCGAGAGCTGGGTTGGAATATAACCGGATGTAGGAAGCAATTTGATAATCGGCAACTTGTTGTATGATTTCTTTTTCTTGGTCGGATAAGGGAACTATCACCATATATATTTATTTTTTTTATAATATGCAAATATAATACCTAGTTTTAACCAATGCAAAACTTATTTTCAAGGCCCATTTTTTAGCGGGTTTTGATATCGTCTTTCCAACGGTTATAGAATTTGGAAGGTGTGGCATCCTTGTCCATTTTGAGTTTGCGGTGTTCGACTGAAAAGCGGAGTCTTTCATCCTCTTTCATGTATACCGGGAATTGGAGCATTTCCTTTTTGGAGAAATTAATGGTTTTAGCAGCCTCATTCCAAGGAAGGTCTTTCAGGGTCATGTAGTGTTTCTTATATAAGTAAACCTGTACATTCTTACCTTTCTCTTTACCCAGTTTGAATCCGAATACTAATTGGGGATCGTATTTATCAGCTTTGGGATTCTTAGCAATCTTAATTGCCCGGACCATAAATTGAAGGCCTTGGTGTTTCTCTTCCACTTCCACGGGGATTCCGAAGAGTTTGAAGTAATCCGTATTCCTGAAAACAAATCCTCTTTCTCGTAGGAGATTAATCATCTCATCCTGAGTTTTGGATTTGGCAACTATCTCATGGTAAAGTTCCTTGATAGGTTCCTCATCCAGTAGGCCCACTGCTTTTTTATAGGCTTTCTTTTCCTTTACGGGATTAATGGGCAAATCTAGCATCAGTTTACCTAAGTATTCCTGTGCTGCAACTGCATCTCCTTTATCGGCTAGAGTGAACTCTATTTGCAAGGGATCAGGGTGTTTTACAGACGGTCCCTTTAGGAATTCTGCATTCTGCATGATCAACCTATCTGAGATTACTGCTCCGTTAGGCTTAAGCAATCTGATCCTCATTTTACGATCAAATTCTATGGTATCTTGGCCTACTACATCGGCAGGCTTTTCTTTTTCTTTTTTCATGGCTATTAAGTAAGGGGTTAAAACTAAAAAAGCCCCTGGATGAAGGGAGTTATCATCGGGGGCTTTTTCTAATCAGCTGAGGTTAGGACTCATGCGGTTCGGGTACCGTTACCTGATTAATCTTCAGAAGATTTTTTCTTCTTTTTCTTTTTCACTTCCCCAGCAGGTGCAGCGGGTGCAGCTTCTGCCTTAGCAGCTTTCTCCTTTTTAGGAGCAGCATCACCGGCAGGCTTATTAGCCGCAGCACGTTGTTTAGCACGGAAGCGTTTTCTTTCTTTCGGATCGGTCATATCCGCAGGATAATCGTAAGTAGTGTTACGACCTGAAGCTCCACCTTTAGAGCCTTTTGCTGATTTCAAGGTTGCCTTAGCATCCTTAACAGCTTGACGAAGGGCAGCATATTCCTTCTTAACTGCCTTATCGGTAGGATCAGAATCCTCCTTAAGTTTGTGCTTAGCCATGAATTCCTTCAGGCTTGTTTTAGCAGTTTCCAATGCTACCTTAGCATCTTTCTTACTTGTTCCAGCTTCCGCAGCAGGAGCGGTTGTTGCGGCAGGTGCAGCTGCATCTACGGCTTTTTTCTTTTTTTTCTTGTCAGACATTGTCTTGGAATTAAATTGATATATGATATATTGGGATTAAATAGAATTTCCTAATTCTCAGAGTGAGAAATTCCACTTAAGTGATTTTTAACTTAGCTAGAGGAACTTCTTCCGCTTCCATGATGAAATTAGTGATATTATCTTTCTCGAACTTCTTGATTAACAGTAATCGGGCTTGGGTCATAGCATCATCGGGATGGATATCAGTAAATACTGCCGAGAACCTTTTAGTCTCTCCCCCAACCTCTATTGCCCCCTTGACCTTAACAATATTGGCAAGGCATCCCACCTGTTTTATCTTTACCTTCATCCGTTGGATTCGGGATTCCATTGATCTCATCCTTTCGGTATATACTGAACCTTTCCTCATGTTGGTATAGGAAAACTCCAATTGTTCCCGTTGCTCTTCGGTATTCTTTATATCCCTCAGCCAGCGGGCTATTTTTGATTCAGGTACCATTAATTTAGGATTGTGTGACTACGGAATTTAAGATCGGTATTGGGATATAGGATATGTTCGGGTAAATCTGAAAAACTGTCCGGCGTTAATTTGGCTAGGTTCCAGTTTGGATTACCCCGTTGTTTCTTTTGGGTTAACTTAAATTTATTTTGGATATAGTTATAAGAACGGTGTGCTTCTGCATCAATCGGGGCAACATCTAGTAAATTAATAAGATAGCAGTTTATATTATAGATGAGTTGCAACTTCAATCTTCTAGCAAAAACCCGAGAATCTATATAACCTTCGCTATAATACTCCATCCTATTCCTTCTTCGAGCAGCTTTACTGGCTTTTTGATATATCCTTGTTTCCCTCTCTGCGCATTCTTCAATTGTGAAACAAACCATGGTTATAAACCTTGCAGCTAAATCCACGTTTATGGGCTTACCTACTAATCTTACTGTTCCGATTGGAACAATACTGGAATTCAAATCTGCTACCCATACAGCCTTTACATGAAGCATATCGCAGATCAGCTTTATGCAAGATCCATACTCAGATATATCCCGATTGTAGTGGGCTTTGGTTAGGTATAGGTCTGTAACCTTGGGTTCTTGTATAAATCTGTGGAAATGGATCAGATGAGGCTTAAGGTTCTTAAGCTTTTTGGTAAAGTCCTGCCTTACATATTTTAGGTTCGGTTTAGCGGAATACCTGAAAACGTTTTTTAGTAAGGCTACGTGATTAGGAAACAGAAGTGACATTGGGCCAGTGGGTTTTAGGTATGATTATTTTTACGGTTTTCTTTTCCTCATTCACAAAGTATTCGCATATTTCCCTTACTTCTGTAAGCATTACACTTGCTCTACTAAGGAGTAACTCATTCATCTCAATCAGCTTTTCCCGATTGGGGATGTCATTTGCTACTTCCACTTCTGAGATTACCTCGATGAAGTTGGAAAGGATTACTAACAAAGCCCCGGCATCCTCTGCGGATACCGGCATGGCTATTGTTTCGGGGTCGTTTGTATGATCTTCGTATTGGATTGATTGAGCCATGTCTTTAGTTCGCCTTTACTGATGAAAATGGGTACAGGTAAGTGGCCTGCTACGTTCTTACTTGGGAATATTACGATAGCGGAAGTATCGTCTTGCCTTATCCTTTTAATTAATTGGATCGGTACTTCATCCATTGAATCATAGGTCTTTAATGCTATGTCTGTAGCAACCTTGAAGATAGTGATATCTACATAACCCGGATCATCTGGAGTTTTCATCACAGATTTAACTGGGATCTTTTTTATCTTCCTATCCGTGGGGTCGATTGTCCATAGGACACTACCATTAACAAGGTCTTTGAAGGTTAATGGCTTACTCATAGTTTCTCGGTTGAGGTATTTGATTTACCGAATTTGGCTTGAAGCATTTCCCTTCTTTCTCGGGCATACTGTTCAATTGACTCGATTGCATCGATTTCATTAATGAGGGCTATCTTGGCTTTTATTGAAGCTATAACCATGTGGAGTTCTGGGCTGATCATGATTTGGGTTTAAACTAAAAAAGAGTCCCGAAATTGGGACTCTTTTCATTCGAGCAAGGAAGCGTACTAATTATTTCTTACCTTTCTTTTTGGCAGCTGGAGCAGCTTTGCCTTTTTTCTTAGCCGGGGCTTCATCTTCGTCCTCGTCCTCATCTTCGTCCTCATCTTCGTCCTCATCTTCGTCCTCATCTTCGTCCTCATCTTCGTCCTCGTCCTCATCTTCGTCCTCATCTTCGTCCTCATCCTCGTCCTCGTCCTCGTCCTCATCTTCGTCCTCATCTTCGTCCTCATCTTCGTCCTCATCTTCGTCCTCATCTTCGTCCTCGTCCTCATCTTCGTCCTCGTCCTCATCTTCGTCCTCATCTTCGGCTTCTGCTGCAGGAGCAGCTTTACCCATGCCTTTCATGGCAAGAGGGACAAGTTGACATACGACCATAGAACCATCCTCAAAGGTGATTCTTACATATCCGTTTCCTAGTTCATCGACGGATTTAATTTTCTTTCCCGCAAGTGATGCGGCTAATGATTTTTCTTTTGCCATAACAGCTGTTGTTTTTAAGTATTAATTAATATAGAGATAAATAGATTTCACTCAACTAGCGGTATTGAAGGATTTCATTAAGAGACCCAATTTACCGAAATATGCTCGGGATAAACTTCTTATCCCAATAGCGGGAAGGGTAAGTATTAGATATATAGCCTTCCTAAAGTGGTGCCAAAACTTTATCCTTCTGAAGTTATCCACTTTTCGTATCTTCCTACAGGATTCTACAAACATCTGTTCTTCCCACTTTAATACAGCATCCCAGAAGGAGCCGTATAAGAATCCCACGGTGAAGAACAGTATTAGAATAACCACAGAAGGGACTAATAGGGCTAGGGATACTATGGTTATGTAAATAGCTTTCATCCTTCTACTAAGATCTGTCTTAATACAAACGATTCTCCTCCCATAGCCTTTAGTATGGACTTGGTTTGACTCATTTGATTACTGTTGTATTGTCCCACTTGAGAAGCCATCTTGGTGATATCGGTTTCTGATACAGTGATCTCCAAGTGAGATTGTTCTGATTGGTTTTCTGTGTCCATTAGCAACTCCCCGTTCTCAAGGGTGCATGGAACTCGGAATGTTTTGATTTTCATTTTCTCTTTATAGTTTAGAATAGTAATCCTTATTTATGGGAATAACTTCTAGGAGGTTTTATCCCAGTGAACCCCGTTACTCCGACTTTTTGGAAGTTTGCATAAGTCTTATCCAAGTCCCATTGTTCGGGGTAAATGAGGTTGTTATCAGTAAGTGATCGTATGTAACATAACTTAGGATCGAGTATTACATCCATCTTAGGTATGAATCCCCTAGCAATTAGTTCAGCCTTAGCTTCCTCTTCTGTGTAGGATAGTGTTGAAGGGTCTTCTACTTTGGATAATTTCTTTTCCATGTAATTCCAGATCCTCTTATGGTACATCTGATAAATTACAACCGCAGTCTCCACCACTGTTTTATTCCCATAGGAGATAAGGCTTTTATCATCATCACTGGGATAATATTTATCCAATACTCGGATGATATTACCTACTACCGCTATCTCTCCGGGCAGGAGTTTTAATTTGGTTAGGTGCTTAATCCTCCAGGATAACTTTTCCTTTTCCCACTTAGAGAATAGTTTGGTATAAACCATCTCTCTTCGGAAGAACTTCTTGAGGAGCCTGAAGAAGGCTTTAGGATCATCTTCTACGGTTTTTAAAACTGTAGTGATGATAGGTTTTAATGGTACGCTTGATTTTTTCATCCTTTGAGATTGAGTATTTTAGTCTTAGCCCGTTATAGCAAGACATAACTGAATTATAATAGTCTTTCATAGACATGGGTTGAATTACGTCCATGACCATGATTGTCAGGTTAGTTACAATCAGATCTCCTGTATCAGTATCTAATCGTAACACTTTAACCTGACTAGCCTTATCCAACACCCTGAGATGTATGATCTCACCTATGGCAAAGTAGATACAGGAGGGATTTTTGGATAGCGTAAAAGCATGGGCTTTTGAGTCCGGGTATATCTTACATACCTGGGTTATGGTTAGTACCCGGTTAATGGGTTTTCGTTTAAGCATTTCCGCTAAAGCCATGTTTCTTTGCGTAGCATCCATCACAGACTTTTCGTTTTCTGCCATTAAAGAGTTCGGGTCTGAGTTTGCAGAACTTTGGGTACCAAGGGCGAGAAGTGGTACATCTGTCGCATTTGTGGGAATATGGGAACTTCCGGACATACCCGTAGAGCTTTCGTCGCATAGTAGTACGGAAGGTTTTTTTCCCTTGCCTTGAGAGGATTTTGCTGTTGGGGATGGCGTACTTGGAATAGAATCGTTTTTTGAGTTTCGCATAGTCAATTTCGAATTTAATTAGTTTGATGCCTTTAATAGGAATGTAGTGTTGAAAATCTCCCGAGAACCTGCGTTTGACATAAAGCTCTGCCGCTTTCCGGCTAATGAACCTAGTGTGCCTTATTGTCTGAGGCCTAATGATCTTGGTTGCGTCTAGGATATACCATGAGTTCGGTATAATCCTTTTATCCCCCGTTTTCATTCTTCAGGAATCTTTTATACCAAATTCCGATTGACTTCTCACTTGCATCGGGGAATTTCTCCAATACTGTCTTCTTAGTCTTTTCAAGTGATTTCCCCTCCTTAGCACATTGGTAAGTGAGTTCTTTTTTAGTTCCCGACCAGATGCCAAGTTCTGCATTCTTTTCCCTCTTCTTATTAGATTTGGGCTTTTTAAACTTCTTGGGCTTCTTAATGGAAAGGACCTCTCCGGTTTTCTCATTAATTTCCCCGACATATCCAAGTCGGATAAACGGTTCATCTTTTCCCCGTTTTTTCATAATCTCTTCCCGCCATTCATCAAAGGCATCTAATCGGGAATTATCGATTTTATCATAGTAATGCCTTATGAACCAATCCTGCAAAGAGGGGGTTGATAGGGATACTAATAATTTAAAATCTATACCCCGTGCGATGCAGGCTCGTTGGAAATCGAGATTCCGCATCATAGTAGCTTCCTTTTCGGGAGGGGTTAGGTCTTTTTGATACTGTTGTTTTCTTGCCATATTGCCATAGGGATTTATTTATTATTAATTTAATGCAAATATATATATAATAATTGCAATATATATCACGGCTTTAAAAATATTTTTTATCGGTTCTCTGGCTTAGTGAGAAATCGAGATTTTTGCGTGACGGAGTGATGTTTTGTATTTGAGCATAATTAATTGCCCTTTGTATAATTGCCCTATATAAGGGCCAAAATTTTAATCCATCTATACAGTGCCTTTCGTTTTTATCGATGAAGTTGAGGACCAGTTCTCCATACTCTTCAGCTAACCTTAATTCCGGGAATAGGTATAAACTTGCCTTACTTAATTCCTCCACATTCTCCTTACTTGCACATATCCTGATAACCTCTGTTTTCCTTACGCCCTTGCTATTCATTACTGATATAAGGCTTAAGTAGGCTTCGTTTATCTCATGTCTAGTGGTGTGAGTAAAGCGTTTTTTGATAATCTTATAAGCTAATCTTGGTAAGCTAGTTCCTATCTTTAAATGTTTTTTGAGTTTGTTCTTATCCCGTCGTTTAAAGGCTGAGGGTTCTTGCAATGGCCTTGGTATTATCCTGAAATTGTTCCATCGGTCAAATTCCATTATTAGATTATAAAAATCCCTTTCCGGGATCTTAATAGAGTTTTTCCATGGAGTGATTTCAGATATTAGCAAATTATCCCTTGAAGAGATGTGCCTATATAAAGGGTTATCAATTTCCTGCACTGCTTTACTTACCGACATCCTTTTGATAATGGTAAGTTCAAAATATTCCTTAAGGTCAGCTGATATCCTTATTCCCTTTGGGATTAATTCCCCGTACTCATCGAAATGGTATTGGAATATTTTTAGGAATTTCTTTGCTCTGTCCTTTATCTCGATAAGTTTGTAATGGGATTTTTTCATGATCTCCCCTGATTTCCAGGTAGACTTCTTTAAACCCAAATTTAACCGTAATGAGAGCTGCTCATCCTCGGTTAGGATCATCCAAGCTTTATTGTCCTTGTTTAAGTTTATATTCCTCATATCTCTATTTCGGGTTGAGAATTATCAACTATTTTCCTTCCTTTAAATTTCAATTCCTCAATACTCTTTTCTCGAATCGGCTCTATCCTATGGTCACCCCGATAAATTGAGTAAAACACATTATGAAATGATACAGTTGCTTCCTTAGTGTAGGATTCAATGATCAGCTCTACCTTCACTTCCTGTTTCTTGTGGTCTATGGAAATTATCTTAGCTTCCATGTCCTGCCAAGGGTAACCCATAAGAGTTATGTGGCATCCAGCTTGCAGGTTATGAAGATCGGAGCAATCGTATATTATTGTCTTACTTGCTTCTATTTCCAACCTCTTTATCTCCTCTTCCGATGCAATGGCTATCTTCACATACTGCTTAGGTCTTTCGGCCTCTTCCTCAGGGTCTTTTAGTTTAAAACGATGTCTCAGTATCCTTGATGCTGAGTTATCTTTTACCCATTGATATATTACTGGTAACCTATCACGAAGGGTAGTAAAAAATTCGGGGTTCCTTAGGTAGGTAATGGGTACTCTAAAGAATCCGTAGTTAAACAGCAAGGGTACATTCTGAAATTCGTTTTTCTGTTTAAAGGTTTTCTTTAGGATCTTTACAGTCGGAATGTATGCCTTGATGTTATCGTAGTCTTCATATTTATCAAGTTGTTCCTGTACCTTGTCAACTTGATCGCTATCTATATAGGCAACTACCCAGATATGCTCTATTTCTTTTTTCTTGGCCATAACGGGGAGTTTTTAAGTCGTTTCCTACAATCTCTATAAGATAGGTTAAAAAAATCTGTGCTCTTTAGGATAACTAAACTCTCATCAGGGGTATGAAGAGAAAGTGATAATGGTGCAGCCAAGAGTTTATCTCTTAGTATGACCCATACTTCATATTTCATCAATACAAAGTGCAAATCCCGGGGCATACCATTATACCGCATGAAAAGAACGGGTATCTTTGGATTTCCTTTTTGTGAGTCGCCTTTGCATTGTTCCCAAAATTCTAGGATCTTGGGTTCCTTTAAATAAAGGAGGTGTTCAAAGTTAATTTCATTGTGATTCTTTGCTTCAATGGAGAATGGAAAATAGTGCCCCTCAGTTGTACAAACTAGGTCCCCGGCTACTTGTGAGTTTTTCCAATTTAGGCCTCCAGAAGAGGGTGTTCGAGCGAATTCTTTACCGGTCCACTGTTTAAACAGTTTCCCAAGCATTCGTTCGTTCTTACTACCCTTGGTTCGTGAATTGATTCTTGCCATAGTCTGTGCCGATATATGTGATTAAATAGAAATACAAGATCAGTTAACCCGGCTTTTTACGCTAGTCTGGTTCTTCCTTTGGATTTCAAAGGCAGGTACAGACTTGATC